GTGGCAAGTTGGCATACTCCTCCAATAAGGAGTAATTTTGAAGAACCGCGTTCGTAAGAGCGCGGCTCTTTTTTTTTTGTCGCTAGCATCGTCGATCTCCGAGTTTCCGCGCACATAGGCCCAGCAAATTTTTCGGAGAAATAGGGCAAATTTGATTTATCTATAAAATTTTGCTATCATATAGATAAAGAATTAAATAAGGAGAACAAAACTATATGAATTTGGTTAAAGCTATATATAAAGCTCCTGTGATTATGAAAGATTATTAGGAAGAAGAAGGTATCACCAATGTAAAGATTTGCTATCAAGGGCATACTTTTCATGGCGCTGCTGTACTAAGTAAGGGTGATGAAGGTTTCTACTCTAAAAAAGTTGGATATAATATTGCTCTATCAAAAGCAAGAATTGAAGCCCTTGAATATTTTTATAAGCAAGAGAGAGATAAGTTTAATGTCCGCAATCAGTTTTATCAAGAGGTATTAGGTCTTGGCGTTAAAACTCCTGCGGAAGTGGACCCATTAGGCGCTTTTAATCGAAATATGATGCGCTGCAAATATAGAGCCGACGCACTTAAAGAGGCTCTTGATAAAGAGAAAAATATGTTACATAAATATATTCTTGGTCAAGATAAAGCTATTGAATCTGTCAAACGCTTTAGATAGAAGGCCGATAATAATTAACGAACTTCTCTTATTTATTATAATAACATAAGAGGTGGTTTTATTGGTAAATATTTTAATTGGAGTTCTCCTTATCACAGTAGGTGCCACCTTACTCAATAGTATTAGTGAAATTATAAGTGCTATTACAGAACTTATTAAAGCTAATATAAATGAAAGGATTGTTCGTCACAATGTTACGATTAATAAACTTAGTGAAGGAGAAACTCAATCTAGTGCAATCGGATTTGCCACTACATACGAAGAGGAAGATGAACATGAACTATGATGTACGATTTCCAACAGATAGATACTTCTACGATACTTGCTCCCTTTTATTGGCCGGAGAAAGTCTATTTGAGCAGGACAAGAAGCCTTTCTTAGTTTCCTCAATCACATTAAAAGAATTAGAGAGAATTAAGACAGCTTCAAACAAGGATGCTGACATCAAGTATTCGGCTCGTCTATTACTTCACTTATTTGAGCAATATCCCGATAAGTATGAAGTAATTCCGCACAAAGTAGACAATGAGTTCGTAATTAAAGAAGCTGGTTTCGATGTTACTGATGATACTCGCATCTTGTCTGATGCCATTGCGTGCGACAAAGAAAAAGATATTGTCTTTGTAACTAACGATTTAAGTCTAAAGCATATCGCTAATTGCTTCTTTGGTAATGGAATGATTGAAAGCGTTCCAGAAGAAATAGACGATTATACTGGCTATCTTGAAGTTACTTGTAGCGACGAAGCTCTAGCAGAGTTCTATCAGAACTCAAACGATAATTCCTTTAATCTATTACCAGGGCAGTATCTTATCCTAAAAAATAGTAATGGAGAGATCGTTGATTTACGGGTTTGGACAGGCGAAGAGCTCAGATACCTTTCTTCTAAGACTATTAACTCTAAGTGGTTTGGTAAGATTTCTCCATACTCTGGAGATATTTATCAGAAAATGCTATTTGATAGTTTGCGTAATAACAAGCTAACTCTTGTTAAAGGTCCAGCTGGTAGCGGTAAGACTTTCGTATCTTTGGCTTACTTAATGGCAAAAATGGAAGCCCATGAACTAGATAAAATTATTATCTTCTGCAATACTGTTGCTACTGCTAATTCTGCTCGTCTCGGATACTATCCTGGAACAAAAGATGAAAAGTTACTTGACTCTCAGATTGGTAACTTGCTAAGTAGTAAGTTTGGCGGTCGAGAGGAAGTTGAGAGACTAATCGCAGAAGGTAAACTAGTTTTACTACCATTCTCTGATATTCGTGGTTATGATACGTCTGGTATGAACGCAGGTATCTATATTTCTGAAGCTTAGAACCTTGACCGCACACTGATGAAACTCGCTCTACAGCGTGTTGGCGAAGATTGTATTTGTATTATTGATGGTGATGAAAAAACTCAGGTTGATGATATTCACTTCTCTGGCGCAAATAACGGTATGCGGAGGGTATCAAAAGTATTCAGAGGTAAGAATATTTATGGAGAGGTAACTCTTAAGAATATCTATCGTAGTGAGATTGCGTCTATCGCTGATAAAATTTAATAACAAGATCGAGGGATTTTTCCCTCGATCTATTTTTATACCCTAATTGGAGGTGAGGTCATTGGTAGATAATGCTCAAGTTATTTGGGATTATCTCAAATCAAAAGGATTAAGTAACTGCGGCGCCGCAGGTCTAATTGGGAATCTATTCGCGGAAAGTGGACTTATTCCAACTAACTTATAGAACTCATATGAGAGCAAGTTAGGAATGAACGATGCCTCGTATACTGCGGCTGTTGATAATGGCTCCTATACCAATTTCACGCATGATTCTGCTGGATATGGTTTAGCTCAATGGACATATTGGAGCCGCAAGCAAGGTCTGTTTTAGCTGTGCAAAAGTCGAGGAAAGTCTATTGGTGACTTGAACACTCAACTAGATTTTTTATATCAGGAACTAACTACAAGTTATTCCTAGCTATTAAAAATCTTGAAGACTACCTCATCTGTTGAAGAAGCATCTAATTTAGTGGTCACTCAATTTGAAAGACCGGCAGATCAAAGCTTTGATGCACTAAAACAACGTGCTTTATATAGTCAACGTTACTTCAATACTTATTCAACGCAAAAGGAGGAAATGGCTAAGATGAAATATTCAAATGCCAATCAACCATTGGTTTGCATGATGACTAATAGTACCTGCTATAAGCAAACCCGTAAAATGGATATTAAAGGTGTACTCTGGCATAGTACAGGCGCCAATAATAAAACTATTAAACGTTATGTCCAACCATCTGAGAATGATAAAAATTATCAATCGCTGATTGCTAAAATTGGTAAAAATACCAGTAGAACCGATTGGAATCATAGCTCATAGCAAGCGGGCGTAAACGCTTGGATTGGTGCTCTTGCTGATGGAAGCGTAGCCGCGGTACAAACGTTGCCTTGGAATTATAGACCTTGGGGCTGCGGCTCAGGTCCTAAAGGTAGTTGTAATACCGGATGGATTCAATTTGAAATTTGCGAAGACAATCTAAGTGATCCCAACTATTTCGCTAAAGTTTACAAAGAAGCTTGCGAATTGACAGCTTATTTATGTAAAACATATAATATCAATCCAAATGGTTTTGTAAATGTAAATGGCGTAACAGTCCCAACTATTCTTTGCCATCAAGATAGTTATCAGTTGGGCCTCGGCAGTAATCATGCAGACGTATACCACTGGTTCAAGAAATATGGCAAAGATATGGCAACTGTCCGCAAAGATGTTGCTGCTTTAATGCAGTCTAAAGTTATTGAGGAGGATGATGAAGACATGACTCAAGAGAAATTTAATGAAATGATGAATGTATATTTAAGCCAGCTCGCTGCTCAACCAGTTACTTGGGAACAAGATGCGATGACTTGGGCACAAGCTAATGGCTTAATCAATGGCAATGAAAAGGGCCAATTAATGCCAAAGCGTTTTATGACTCGCGGCGAATTTGCAGCCGTTCTAAAACGTTATGCTGAAAAGAGTGGTCAATAATGACTCGTCAAACAAGAGGAAAAAGAAGACACAACTAGAAGAGAGAATTTTCTAAACAACTTATTTGCGATATTCGCTCTTTATTGTGGATTGTAACTATCTCTGGTATTGCTCTTGCTTTCTATTGCGTACATCTTGGTTATTTAGGCACTCTTCCATGGATTAGTGCATTAGTAGGATTACCTTGGTCTGCGCATGGTATTGTTTGTTCTTTTTACTTAAATATGAGCAAATCTGATCACCGCAAGGGTGGAATTACCTATGATTTAGCTATGTGTGAGCAACAATAGCAGCAAATAATCTAGGATGAGGCAACCATCTAATATTGAAGGCTTAGTAGATTTAATAATCTACTAAGCCTTTTCTTATTTTAAGCTTGATTTTTTATAAAATATATGGTATTATATATTCAGAAATAAAAAAGGAGAACTTAAAAATAAATGAAGTATTTGAGGTATAGCGAATGATAGTGATATATACAGACGGCTCAACCTTAAAGAATGGCGCGAAAGACGCAAAAGGTGGTTTTGGAGTTGTAGTTTGCGAAGCGGAACCGCATCAAGATCCGTCAACCTATAAAGTTATCGCTGCATATTCTGAACGCGCAGATGGGACAACAAACAATAGAATGGAAATGTCTGCAATTTTGTGGGCATTAACTCATTATGGCGCGAAAGACGGCGATTTCTTTACTCCTATTATTTATAGTGATTCTATGTATTGTGTCAACAGTTTCACTAATTGGATTAAGAATTGGAAGGCGAATGGCTGGGTCCGTGCCGGCAATAAACCTTTAGAGAATAAGGACTTAATTCTCGAATACGATAGATTAACAACTAAAGAAGGATTACGGGTTGATTTAAGATATGTAAAAGGACATAATGGAACGCTGTTTAATGAGCTTGCTGACCAATTAGCAACAGGCAAGATTACAGAACAGCAAGTATTAGATATGTATGGAGGTTAAATATGGGAAAACTATATGACGAGAAATCAATCGAGTCACTTTCTCCATTAGAGTTTACAAGACTGCGGCCGGGCGTTTACGTCGGTAGCACTGAGTATTCTACTCAGCTATTGATTGAGATTGTATCTAACGCAGTCGATGAATTTAAAGCAGGTCATGGTAATAAGATTATTGTTACCATTAAGAATGATAATACGATTATCGTAGAAGATAATGGCCAGGGATTTATTCCTAATGCTAAACGCGACGATGGTAAGACTGTACTTGAAGCATCTTTTAGCGTACTAAATACTTCTGGTAAGTATTCTGATGATGGCGTTTATGAGGGTACTGCTCTCGGTCTGAATGGTATCGGTAGTAAGCTGACGACTTATCTATCTCATTGGCTTGAGGTAATTACTCATCGAAATGGTAGATATGAACATATCTGGTTCAAGGAAGGTGTCTTTGACAAGCGAGACGTCGGTGCATGGGCTAATAAGGATCATCCTTCTGGTACTTTAGTCCAGTGGCAACCTAATGAAGAGTTCTTCACGCATCCAGAAGTAGATATGCCAGTTATTATCAATCTTTTCAAGGTAATTGCGTGCTTGTGCCCAGGCCTGACTATCGAGTTGAATAGAGAGGGACAACCGCAGGTTATCTTCGCTTCTAAGAATGGTCTTATGGACTTAGTAGATGAAGCAGTTAAAGGTAAGGAAATCTTGAAGAACCGCTTAAACTTCAATTTTTCTGATGGCAAGAACAAGTTGGATTTAGTTCTGACCTATACAAATGCTTATTCTGCAACCATTGTCCCTTATGTAAATACTGGTCTTACAGATTCAGGTCCGCATATTACGCAAATTAAAACCATCCTGACGAGAGAGATGAATAAATTCTTCCGTGAAAAAGGGTGGCTAAAAGATAAGGACGAAAATCTCACTGGTGAAGATTGTCAGGAAGGTATGTATATTGCCTTCAATGTGACCGCTCCTGGTGTTGCATATGATGCTCAGACTAAAAGCAGAGTAGTTAAACTCGATATGAAGCCCTTTACCGCGGCAATTGCAGAGGAACTTCAATACTGGTTTGCCGCAAATGAGAAAGATATTAAGGGAATTGCGGATAAGGCGCTTAACGCTCGTAAAGCTAGAGAAGCTGCCCGTAAGGCTAGAGATGCGGCTCGTGGCGTAAAAGCGAAAAAGGAAACTGGTCTTAAGGCAAAAATGCAAATCAGTAACAAGTTTATTGATTGCACGAATAAGAATCCTAAAAACCGTAATCTTCTTCTCGTAGAGGGCTTGTCCGCAGGCGCATCTGCGGTAGAGGCCCGCAATCCCAAGACTGACTGCATCTATATGCTACGAGGAAAGATTGTCTCTCCGCTGAAAACCGCAGTAGACAAGATTCTTGCAAATCAAGAGATGTCAGATATCGTGCGTGTAATTGGCGCCGGATTTGACTCTTCTTTTGATGTCAACAAGATGAATTTTGACAAGATTGTTATTACTTCCGATGCAGATAGTGATGGCGCAGACATTGAGCTTCTGCTTATCACTTTCTTCTATACCTATATGCGGCCTCTTGTTGAAGCTGGTAAGCTATACAGAGCTGTAACTCCATTGTATATTATTCGTCAAAAAGGAAAAGAGTATTACTGTTACTCCGAAGATGAATTAACAGAGTGGAAGAATAGTCATAGTGGTTCGTATGATTTACTACGTGCTAAGGGCCTTGGCGAGTTGAATCCTGAAGATTTGCAAAAAGTTTGCTTTATGAATGAGAGATACAAGCGTATTTCTATCTCTGATGCAGAGAAAACTACGGAATTACTCAACATTCTAATGGGCAGCGCAGTTGAACCCCGCAAGCAGTATATCTACGATAATGCCAACGAACTCGGTTTCAATTTTGAGTAATAAGGAGTGATTTTATGAGTTTGATTACAGAAGTTGATATTCTTGATGAAGCTAAAGATAACTTTCTAACTTATGCAGAAGAAGTTCTAACCGATCGTGCGATTCCTGCCGCGGAAGATGGTCTCCTTAGTGCTCAGCGAAAGATTCTTTGGACAATGGAAGATTATCTAAAGATGGATAACAAGAGTAAGACTAAGAAGTGTAATGCTATCATTGGTTCTACTCTGGCAACCTCCTACTTCCATGGCGATATTGCTTGCTATGGTGTTCTGCGGAAGATGGCGCAGGAGTTTCTCATGCGCTATCCTCTTGTAACTGGGCAGGGACAGTTGGGTACACAGGAAAATAACGATATGTTCTCATCTTCTCGTTATACTGAGGCTAAGCCTTCTAAGTTTACCGACCTGATGATGAATGACTTTAGTAAGAATGTTGTTCCTACTAAAGAGACTTACAATGGTGAGTTCCAAGAGCCTATCGTTCTTCCCTCACTATTTCCCAACGCAATCTGTAACGGTCGTCAAGCAATCGGCATTTCTATGGCGCATAACTCTGCCCCGCACAATCTGACAGAGGTATGTAATGCTGCTATTGCTTTAATCGAGAAGGGCGAACTGACTATTGATGAAGTGTTGTCTTATATTCCCGGACCAGATTTCCCTCTCGGTGGTACAGTTCTTAACATTAAGGATGTGCGGACAGCTTTTGCGTCCGGTAAGTCTAATATCTCTCTGAAAATTCAGGGCGATTATGAGATTGATGGGCAGGATATCGTCTTCACCAGTATTCCTTATCGTACCTACCGCAATAAGATTAAAGAGCAGATTGAGAAGAATATTGATGTTCTAAGTGAGCTGATTGATGACTTTGATGATGAGTCTAATATCGGTCAGAACAAGTTGGTATTCCATGTAAAAGATGGAGTGTCTGTATCTAAGGCATTGAATAAGTTGTTCTTGCTGACAGATTTACAGTCTACTTTATCCTATAACATGAACTATATTGTCAATGGCACACCTAAGCTCTGTTCTATGGTTGATTTACTCCATGCGTATGTTGACCATCAAGAAGAAGTCCTCGTCAACGCCACAACTTTCGATAAAGAGAAAGCTGAAGCAAGAGCACATATCCTTGAGGGTCTGATTGCCGCGGTTGATAAGATTGATGAAGTAATTGCATTGATTAAGCAGTCTGCGGGACGCGCTGATGCGAGAATTAAGCTAATGGACTTCCTCTCTGTTGATGAAGTGCAAGCAAACGCAATCCTCGATATGAAGCTCGGCAAATTAACTCGTATTGATAAAGAAGAATTAGTCAATGAGTTAAAAGAAAAGAAAGAGTTTATTGCTAAGTGTATTGAAATCCTAACTGATAAAGAAGTAAGAAATAAAGTCTTAATCTCTAAGATTACTCAGCTAAGAGACACTTATGGCGATGCTCGTAGAACTAAGCTGCTTAATACAGACATTCCTAAACAAGAGAAAGAAGTAGTCGTTGTTGAGCCAAAAGATTGCGTAGTTGTAGTGACTAAAAAGAATACTATTAAGCGCATTGATGCTAAGAACTTCAAAGCTCAAAAGCGTAATACTACTGGTGTTAAAACCGGGGATATTGTTCTCTTCTCGCAAAAAACTAATACACAAGATACCTTGATGGTATTCTCCTCTAAGGGCAAGATGTATCGTGTATTAGTGGATAATATTCCAGAAGGTACAAATGCGTCTAACGGAACGCCTATCTCCACTCTAATTGAGTTTGAGAATGGCGAGAAACCTATGGCATTTACAACAATGACCAGAGATACTGACAAGAAGTTTATCTTCTTTGCCACAAAGAATGGTACTATCAAGAAGGTTCCTCTTGATGAATATGATAAGATGAAGCGTACGGGTATTATCGCTATCAGTTTTAAAGATGGCGATGAACTTGCAGATGTTACATTTATCAATCAAGAGCAGATGTTATTGGTAACAAAGAATGGCATGGCTATTCGATTTGGAACCGCGGAAATGCCTATCTCTTCGCGCACAGCGCAAGGTGTTAAGGGCATGAAACTAAATGATGGCGACAATGTAATCGCAGCATTGCCGATCGTGGATCCCGCAGAATATCTCGCTATTGTTTCCAAAAATGGCTTAGGCAAGAAAATGCAAATTGATGAACTTACTTTACAGAATCGTGGAGGTAAGGGATTACTCTGCTATAAGGGAGAAGTCGCAGGAGCGGAGATTATCAAAGAAAGTGATAATCTCCTTATCAATGGTGACAAATCATCTATTGTTATTAGCGGCAAAGACATTCCTACTCTTGGTAGAATCTCTATGGGCAATATCATGTTGAAGAATAATGAGCAAGTAATTTCTATTACGCAAGTATAAGAGAAAGAATGGGTATACCCATTCTTTCTCTTAGTTGACTTTTCTTTTTAATTATTATAATATATTTATATAAGAAGAAAGGATTTAATTATTATATGAGTGCATTTTTAGTTGGACTAATTACTGTAGTAGCATTTGTATTGCGTGAGATAGTAAGAATTGGGTGCATAGCTTTAAGTATAAGTATTGTTATGCAACTTATAAACCTTCCCGACGAGGAAAAATCCGCCCAATGGTCTAGGATATTTTGGATAGAATTTACCATAAGTTCTATTTGTACTCTTGGCATTTTTGCTTGTGCCGGTTTAATGTCACTTGCTCGCGGATAAGGAGTTTGCAATAAATGAGTTTTGATAAAAGTAAGATACATGAGTTGTATCCTGAAGCGGAAAACTTAATGATTGAGCCAATGCTCATTTGGAAGTTACCTACGGGAAAGGAATCCATACTCTCTGAAGTATGCTCTAATGGGGAATATTTCCTTGAAGAGAAGATTGATGGAGCATTTTATCAGTTTGTAAAAACTGAAAATCATTCTTATCTTTTTGGTCGCACAGTAAGTAAACTATCTGGCATTCTTACAGAAAAAAGTGACAATGTACCTCACTTGAAGGAAGCATTGAGCTGCCTTCCCGCAGGAACTATCCTTATTGGAGAAATCTATGTTCCCGGAGGTACATCGAAAGATACTGTAAGTATTATGGGATGTTTACCTGCTCTTGCTATCAAGAGACAAGAAAAAGAACCAATCCATTATTATGTGCATGATATTATTGCGTATGATACGGTCAATCTTATTGATTCACCTGCGGATTTGCGCTACAAAATTCTTTCAGCTATCTGGGAAAAACATAATCTCAATCAGTATAGCTTCTTGAGACTTGCTACTCGCGTTGATGAGGATATGGAAGCTGAAATCTCTCGTATCTTGAAATCTGGCGGTGAAGGCGCTGTTCTAAAGAAGAAAGACTATCCGTATACTCCCGGAAAAAGACCTGCATGGTCTACCATCAAAGTCAAACAGATGGATTCTATTGATCTAATTTGCACAGGCTTTTGCGATGCTACAAAAGAGTATACCGGTAAAGAGTTAGCTACTTGGGAATACTGGGAAGAGCGTGGCGAGCGAAGCCAAGATGGTGAATATACTTGGCTGTTAAGCGAAGGCCGATATTATGAAGATTATTTGCATAATCCTCATATTTATAGACCAATAACCAAGCCTTATTTTCTTGGCTGGAAAACCGCGATTAGGATTGGTGCATACAATGATAAGGGTGAACTTGTTGACTTAGGTACAGTTAGCTCTGGATTAACTGATGATAACAAAAGAGAAATGACTGAGAATCCCGATTTGTGGCTTGGTCATGTTGTAGCTCTTGATTGTATGCAAATTGATAAGAAAGAGCATACTTTACGGCATCCCGTCTTCAAGTGTAAAAGAGACGACAAGAATGCAAAAGATTGCGTAATATCAGAAATTTTTTGTTGACTTAAAAAATATTTTCTGATATAATATATATGTAATTCAGAAAAGCAATAGTAAAAGGACAGATTGTATGACCCGTAAACAGATGAAGCGGTTCGCAGATGAAATCTATAAATGCGAACTTATTCACCAAGATGAAAATTCCTCAAAAGAGGAAAAAGCCCACGCAGAAGACCGAATTATGCAGTTAACTAACTAGATTATGGCTCTTCCCGATGGGATAAATGCTTTACTGGAAATTGATGCTTTAATTGCATCGAGAATTAAATAATACATTTTAGAGGAGATTATTACAATGGCTATGAAGGAAAATACTCGTAAGGTTTTTGATTATCTAAAGGACAATACTGACAAGGATCTGACTGCCGCTGATGTGGCTGAAGCTCTTGGTCTTGAGAAGCGCCAGGTTGATGGTATTTTTACCTCCGCTCTACAGCGCAAGGACTATGGTGTGCGTGAGCCCGCTGAGGTTGAGCTTGCCGATGGCTCCCATCAGAAAGTTAAGTATCTTCGCTTGACTGATAAGGGCTTGGCTTTCGATCCTGACGCCCAGGAGTAATAAATTAGATCGGTAAGAGGATTATGCCTCTTACCGATTTCTTTTACTTATGATTTATTACATATTATCAGGCCTGGTTATTCTTGCGCTAATCGGATATGTTTTATATCTTCGCAATAATCGGCTTTAGGTAGTATTGATAAATAAAGAAAGACAAGAAGAGAATAAACGCATTGAACAAGATATTGCATTGAAATAGAGAGAATTAGCAAAAGTAAAAGAAGATATTGCATCACATAATGAAATTGTCAATTCTTTGAACGATACTGCGAATAAGTTGCGGGAAAGCGCTGAGTAGCGAGCAGAAGAGAGCGCTAGAGCTCAATTTGAAAAGAAAACTAAAGAGCTGGATGAAACATATCAAGCCAAAGAAAAGTATCATTTAGCAGAACTTCAATAGATAACTAATCAAATCTCTTATCAGCAAGACAAACTCCACGAATTAGAAGCTAAATAGTTGTCTTATATCTAGGCTTAGCAACGCCAAGAAGCGATTGCCGCAGATTAGGACTATTATCGTCTTGCTATTGATGAATTTAGTTTGAACGATATTACTTTATTGCGTGATTTGCAAATTCACTTTGTGAAAAAGGAAATTATTGATAAAGTAATATGGGAGACCTATTATCGTCCTGCGTATGATATTCTTATGACGCATCTATTTGCCACTAATAAGGGTAAAGTATGCGGTATCTATAAGATTACCGATTTAACAACTGGTTAGGCTTATATTGGTTAGTCTGTTGATATTAAAGAGCGTTTTAGACAGCACATTAAAACCTCTTTAGCATACGGACCTGCGACTAATAAGTTATATTAGGCGATGCAAAAATCTGGTCAATATAATTTTATATTTGAGGTTTTGGAAGAAGTGCCTAGAGATTAGTTAAATGAACGAGAGACTTATTGGATTGAGTTCTATAAGACTAAAGAGCTAGGTATGAATGGAACTCGTGGAGGTTCATAATGTTTAAGGTAATTGCAAGTCGTGGTACAGGTAAGACAACTAGCTTAATGCACTACGTAAATGATTTAGCGCATAAGTATCCTGATAAGATGGTACTCTTTGTTACTCAACACCCTCAGCTGATGGTTAAAAAGTTCTTAGAGTTAACAAAAGAGCGTAATCTACCTCAAAATTTAGGATTTATCAGCTATGGATATTTTCTAACAAAAGCTAGAGGTATGAAATATATTGCTGTTATTGATGAGCTAGATTCTTGGCTCAATCAATTCAACATCGTAGGATACACAAATACTGTGGGAGACGATAACTGAATGAATAAAGCAGATAATTATATGGTTGAGACAATCAATCTTATTCTTGATAATGGATATAAGGATATTAACCCCAGACCGCATTATGCAGATGGCACTCCCGCGCATACTCTCTCTGTAAATCATAATTTCCGCACTTATGATTTATCCAAAGGAGAATTTCCTATTTGTACCCTGCGGCCGATGGCTTGGAAGACTGGTATCAAGGAAATCTTCACTATCTATCAAAAGCCCACGAATGAAATCGCTAAGATGGAGGAAATGGGTGTTAATTGGTGGGGTGACTGGGATATTGGTGATGGTACGATCGGTCAGCGCTATGGAGCAACAGTAAGTCGATATGATTTAATCAATAATTTGATTAAGGATATTGAAAATGATCCATATGGTCGCCGCAAGGTAGTTTCTTTATGGCAGGAGGCTGATCTCCATGAAACCGCGGGATTGGCACCTTGTGCGTTTCTAACCATCTGGAATGTTCGTGGAGAATATCTTGATATGATGCTGGTTCAACGTAGCGGCGATATGCTTACCGCTTCTGGTCCCGGTGGTATCAATGAAGTTCAGTATGCAGCGCTCTTGATGATGATTGCTCGTCATACTGGTTATAAACCTGGAGTATTTAGTCATGTAGTGGCTAATGAACAGATTTATGACCGTCATATGGATGCTGCACATGAAATGATTTCAAGATTTTTCAATAGTATGTTCTTTGGCGATGATGCTTGCAAGAATCCTGTATTGCATTTAAATCCTGAGAAAACCAATTTCTATGACATGACTATTGACGACTTTACAATGGAGAATTACTCTCCCATGAAGCCGCAGTTAAAGTTGGAGTTGGGCATATGATTTCTGCTATTGTTGCGGTAGACGAGAATTGGGGTATTGGTTATCAAGGTCAGCTATTAGAGCATATCCCCGCTGATCTAAAACATTTTAAAGAGCTGACCCAATATAATGTTGTAGTAATGGGGCGTAATACATGGGAGAGCCTTCCTAAAAAGGAAACTCTTCCAAGACTTCCAGACCGCATCAATATTATTGTTTCTAATTCAATGGTTTCAAATGGAGTGATTTCTATTCTTGGAGATCTAACTGTTGCAATGCCATTAGAGGGAACTCTTGATTACATTAAGGCTAGTGATATGGATATTTTTGTTATTGGTGGAGGACAGATTTACAATGCTCTTCTCCCCTATTGTGATAGAGTTTATGTAACAAAAATCTATGCAAGCCATGATAATATTGATACCTTTTTCCCTAATCTCGATGAATCAAAAGAATGGAATGCTATTGAGGAAGACCTAATGGCCTCATATAACGACATCAAATATCAATTTTGGCGGTATGATAGGGTCAGTTGATTTTTCTTTAATTTTATGTTATTATATATGTATAAAAGGTAAGGAAATGGATTAAATGAATAATAAGTACAAAGCATTTACTGATTACTTCGACTGGCTAGTGCAGAATTGCAAGGAGCCAGTTGTACTTCCCGATGAAGTACAAGATGTCTATAATCTCCTCCTTGCTCAGCAAGGTATGGAGAAACCCATGTTCACAGAAAGTGGACTTTCAATCCTTGAATATTTACAGACTTGTGATGCTACGAGTTTGAAAGCAAAAGATATCGCAGGCGGAATGGTTATTTCATCTCGCAAAGTATCTGGAGCTATTCGTAAACTCGTATCTGATGGGTTTGTAGATAAATATGGCCAGAATCCTGTCATTTATAGCTTGACGGAAAAGGGCAAAAATTTTGATATTAACGCTTATAAGGAGAATTTGAACAATGAGTAAGAAAATGAAGAATGAATCCCATGTCGAAGGTTATGTTTACGAGCACAAGCTGGAAATGAAGGAGAGCGGTCCTAACTCTAAGAATCCCGGTACTGAGTTTATTAGTGGTACTCTTAGTGTGGCAACTGATGACGAGATGCTCAATGTTGTGCAAGTGCATTTCACTTATGTAACTGCGGTGACCGCTAAGGGCAAGCCTAATAACACCTTTAATGTTCTGCAATCTATCATTGATGGCAAGATTGGTTCTGTAATGGAACACGGCAAAGAGAACGCAGGTAAGGTCCGTATTGATACTGCCATTGGTCTAAATGAGTGGTATGATAAGGATGGTAATCTGGTGTCTGTCCGTCGTAACGAGGGAGGTTTCGTACATCAGGTACAGGAACTGTGCGAGCCTAAGAGTCGTGCAACTTTCAACACTGATATGGTGATTACTAATGTCCGTCGTGTTGAGGCCGATGAAGAGAAGGAAACTCCCGAAAAGGTAATTGTTAAGGGTTGCGTGTTTGACTTCCGCAATGCTCTGCTCCCTGTTGAGTTTAGTGTTTATGAGCCATACGCTCCCGCAAAAGCTCTCGATTATTTCGAAAATCTCGGCGCTTCCTCTAGTTCTCCTGTCTTCACCAGAGTTCAGGGTATTCAGGTATCCAAAACTATTGTATGCAAGACCGAGGAAGAGAGCGCATTTGGTGAAGCTGTTGTAAAGGAAACTCGTACTTCTCAGCGTGACTTTGTGATTAACTGGGCACAGCCTGAGACTTATGAGTGGGATAGCGAAGATACTTTGTTGGCTTCTGAACTGGGTGAGATGATGACCGCTCGTGAGGTTCATCTTGCTGAGATTAAGAAGCGTCAGGACGAGTATCAGGCTTCTCGTGGTAACGCGGCTGCGGCCGGTGCTTCTAAAGCAACTGCGGCTCCTGCAAAGGGCGACTACAACTTCTAATTAAATAAGGGGTAGTTATCTACCCCTTTCATTTCCTCATTATAAATAAAATAATTAAAGGAGAAAGATAATTATGAGTTTGCTTGACCTTAAACCACATGAAGTATCAAGAGATTTAAGAGGATATTCAGTTTTATTCTATGGCACTCCTAAGTCTGGTAAGACTACGATTGCCAGTAAATTTCCCGGCGCGCTTCTTCTCGCTTTTGAGAAAGGTTATAACGCGTTGCCTGGTGTATATGCCCAGCCTATCAATAGCTGGGGCGAATTTAAGAAGCTCTTTACAGAGCTGAAAACTCCAGAAGTACAGGAAAAGTTCCAGACCATTGTTATTGACACCGCAGATATTGCTTATAGCTATTGCGAGAAGTATGTCTGCAATCGTGAAGGTGTTGATACCATCGCGGATCTACCCTATGGTAAGGGTTATTCCATGGTTGGTACCGAATTCGACGAGGCGATCCGCAAGATTCTTCAGTTGAATTATGGTCTGATTTTGATTTCTCACTCTACTGACAAGGTGTTTAAGGACGAAGAAGGTAATGAGTATAACCAAATCGTTCCTACTCTTGATAAGAGAGGTCGTCTGATTTGCGAGAGAACTTGCGACATCATCGGTTATTCTACTTCCGTAAATACTGACGAGGGCGTTCAGACTCGTCTCTTTATGAGAGGCACTCCTCGTTATGTAGCTGGTTCTCGTTTCAAGTATATCCCGAACTCTATTGAGTTTACCTATGATAACTTAGTAAATGCAATTGCGGAAGCTATCGACAAGCAGGCAGAAGAGACTGGTGGTAAGTTTATTTCTAATGAAGCTACTCAGGTAGTTACAGAAGATGTAACTTATGATTTTGATCGACTAAATGCTCGTTTCCAAGAATTGGTTGGCGAATTGATGTCTGCTAATCAGTCTAATGCCGGTAAGATTACCGCTATTGTTGATAAGTATCTTGGTAGGGGAAAGAAAGTCGGAGAATGTACTCCTGAGCAAGCTGAACAAATCGACCTTATTGTTCATGACTTGGAGCTTCTAATTAAGGGCTAAGATTAAAGGAGAGTATTCTTGTATGGATACTCTCCTTTTGATTTTTTATTATAATTATGGTATAATAGTTATAGAAAATGTAAAGAAAGGAGCGTAATGATTATGGCAAAACATATGGTGAAGTGCTTGTACTGCGGCCAGATGTTTGATGCTAATACCGAGCCTTTCGTAAAACCAAACGCAAGACGATATGCTCATGTAGCTTGTGCGAGGACCGAAGAAGAAAATCAAACTCAAGAAGAAAAAGACAAGCGTGAATTAGAAGAATATATCAAGGAACTATTTGGAGTTAGCACTATCCCAGTCAAAATTAGGAAACAGATGGACACCTTTAGAAAAGAAAAAAATTATAGTTATTCTGGAATGAGGAAAACGCTGAAATTTTTCTTTGAAGTTAAGGGTAATCCGATCGAAAAAGCTAACGGCGGTATCGGTATTATTCCTTGGGTATATGATAAAGCATTTGACTATTGGAGAGCTTTATGGGAAGCTCAAGAGCGCAATAAGGGAGTAGAAATTCAGAAGTATAATTTGCCTGTGCGGGAGATTCACATTGTTCCTCCTAAGAGAGAGCCAATGAAGCATACGCGGCAATTATTTACATTCTTAGACGAAGGAGAGGAAGATACATGAATAGTAGTTATGTTGATACTGCTGCTATCACACAGATTATCGGTTGTGTCTTCAATAATGCCGCGATTCTCGATGACACAGACAAGTATATGATCCACGAAGAGGACTTCGTAGAAGATTTCCATAAGATTGTATTCGGTAGTATGTATAATATTCATCTGACAGGTAGTCAGGTTAATATCGACGCTATTATTGACTATCTAGCCAATAGACCTAAGTTTGATGCAATCTTTAAGAAGAATAAAGGTGTTGAGTATCTGTTAGAAGCTTCTCAAAATGCTCGACAAGACACTTTTAACTATTACTATGGTAGATTGAAAAAGTTCACTTTGTTAAGAGCTTATGATAGTTATGGAGTAGATGTAAGTGGATTGTATGACGCAGATAATCTTCTTGATACTAAGAAGCGTCAGCAACAAGAGGATTGGTTAGATGCAACTTCACTAATTGATATTGCAAATACGATTGATACCAAGATTGATGAAATCAAGAGTAAGTATATTGAAGATGATTTAGGTCTTGGGTATCAAGCGGGTGATGGTATCATGGAGTTAATCGAAGACCTTGAGAAGCATCCAGAGGTCGGTATTCCTCTCTATGGACCGCTTATCAATACGGTAACAAGAGGAGCAAGATTGCGGAAATATTACTTGCGGTCCGCAGCTACTGGTATCGGTAAAACGAGAAGTATGATCGCGGATGCCTGCAATTTTGCGTGTAATCGTATCTACCATGAACAGTTTGGTTGGATTAAGAATGGCGCGTCTCAACCAACACTCTTTATTGCCACAGAGCAAGATAAAGGTGAAGTTCAAACAATGATGTTGGCTTTTCTTTCTTGCGTAAATGAGGAGCATATTCTTAACGGTCAGTATCTTGAGGGAGAACGCGAGCGAGTCGTAGAGGCGGCGAAGATTATTAAAGATAGCCCTATCTGGATTGAGGAATTACCAGATTTCTCTTTGCAAGATGTTGAGAATAAGATTAAGAAGAATATTCGAGAACATGATGTTAAGTATGTCTTATTCGACTATATTCAGACCTCTTTGAAAATCTTGGAGGAAATTACCAAGAAGACAGGCGGTATCCGCTTGAGAGAGGATAATATCTTGTTTATGCTTTCCGCAAGACTGAAAGATTTGGCAAATAAATATGGTATTTTTATCATGTCAGCAACTCAGCTGAATGGTGATTATAAAGATAGCGAAACTCCTGACCAGAACTTACTACGTGGTGCTAAGAGTATTGCCGACCGAGCTGACGTAGGTATGATTTTGCTAGGTGTTTCAGAAGAAGACTTAGCAAAGTTAGAACCAATTCTTGAAGCAAACCCCAATCTTCAAAGACCGAACATTAAACTCTCTGTCTATAAGAACAGACGAGGCTCTTATAAGGGCGTTTTCTTGTGGTGTACCGCGGATTTAGGTACTTGTCGTATTCATCCTCAGTTTTGTACCACTTGGCATCATGAAATGGTTGGTATTGAAGATATTAAGGTTATTGTAGATGATGGACCCAGTGCATGGGATAATAATAATTAAGGAGAAGATAATATGAAGAACTCTAAGGCTATTGATTATCAGATTACTAAGAAGCAGTTTGATGGTATCCTTTCTACTCGTAAGGACGATGAAGCAAAAAAGAACCCTTATCAGTATGTAATGGGGATTATCAATGAGAGTTATGGTCTGCGTGGTACGGTAACTCATCTCGTTATTATTGAGTAATGTCTCGTTATTATGATAAAGACGAGCTAAAGGAGAAACTAGAACTAGAGCAGATTTATGACTTGGTAGAAGCTTGGGGAGGCGAGCCTGAGTACACGGATGGAGGGCTTATCTCCCAAACCATTTGTCACAATTTACCTGGCGAAGGTTCCCGCAAGCTTTATTATTACACTAATACTCGATTGTTTAGATGCTATACTGGCTGTATTGATCCTACTTTTGATATCTTTGACCTATGTATCAAGGTAATGAAAAATCAAAAGCAACTGAAATGGGAAATGTACGATGCTATGGATTATATAGCATCATACTTTGGTTTTGATGGTATCGAAAAACAAGAGGAACAATCGGAGTTAAAAGACTGGGACATATTTAAGAAACACAATCTGCGGCTTCCAGAAAAGAAACCTATGGTTCAACTAAAAGAATATGATCCAGTTATTCTTACTCGCTTTGCTTATCCTCGAATTTCTCGTTGGGAGCGAGAAGGAATTAGTGATGAAGTAAGTAAGAAAAATCTTATTGGCTACTATCCTGGCGGCGAGCAAATCACAATTCCGCATTTTGATATTGATAATCGTTTGATTGGTATTAGAGGTCGTTCTTTAGCGGCAGATGAAGCTGAAAGATATGGTAAATATAGACCTCTATTGATTGGTAAGCAATTATACAATCATCCATTAAGTATGAATCTGTATAACTTAAACAATAGCAAAGATAATATCGCTAAAATCCACGCGGCGATTATTTTTGAGAGCGAAAAGTCTTGTTTGATGTATCAATCATACTATGGGCATGAGAATGATATTTCTGTCGCTATTTGCGGAAGTAGCTTATCGAGCTATCAGGTTGATTTGTTGAAACAAGTTGGCGCGAGAGAAATTGTGATTGCTCTTGATAGGCAGTTCCAAGAAATTAGCGATGATGAGTTTAAGCGATTAAAAGCTAAACTTATTCATTTTTATAATAAATATAATAACTCTATAAGAGTAACAGCTATATTCGATAAAGCTATGATTTCACCTTATAAAGCTAGCCCTATTGACCAAGGGCCGCAAGTTTTTGAGAAGTTATTAGCCGAACGAATTATTCCAAAAGGTTAAGGAGGTAAATCATGGATTATTAGCTGATTAAGCCTATTCATGACGGTTACTCCGCTATTGAACAGGTATTGACAAATAGAGGGATTAAATTTGAAGATATTGACCATTATCTTAATGTATCAGAATCAGATAATTTATCACCCCTTTTACTCAAAAACATTGAGAGTGCAGCTAAGATGATTTTTAATCAACTTAGTAGAGATAGTTTTCATATTCATGTGCAAGTAGATAGCGACTGCGATGGATATACTTCAGCAGCTTTATTATTGAATTATATCCATGCCGTATTTCCATCTGCTATATCACATATTTCATATAGTTTCCACGATGGCAAGATTCATGGTATTAACCCTGAGTTGATTCCACCAGAGACATCATTGGTCATTGCACCAGATTCAAGTTCTAATGACTACGATATTCACAAGGCTCTTCATGATAAGGGTATTGAAGTTCTTGTATTGGATCACCATTAGGCTGAGAGAATTTCAGAATATGCCTGTGTCGTAAATAATCAGCTTTGTGATTATCCTACTAAGTCGCTTTCCGGTGTTGGTGTAGTTTATAAGCTATGTCAATTTATTGATTCTCTGCTTCCCGCAGATCAACAGAAAGCGGATCAATTCTTGGATATAGTAGCTATTGGCTTAGTTGGAGATATGATGGATTTAAGAGATTTTGAAACACACTATCTGGTTCAAACTGGATTAAGCCAAATTCAAAATCCATTTATCAAAGGTATGGCGGAAAAGAACCATTATCAGTTAGGTGATCACCCTACTCCTATCGGGGTGGCTTTCTACATTGTGCCGCTTATTAACTCAATTACAAGAGTTGGAACGATGGCTGAAAAGACTCTATTATTTGAGTCGATGCTTAATTGGAAAGCTTTTGATTTAGTTCCTTCAACTAAGAGAGGATGCTCTGGCCAACAAGAGACAAGGTTGGAACAAAGTCTGCGGACTTGTACTAATGTCAAGAATCGGCAAACTAGAAATCAGGATGCCGCAGTTGAACAGGTTAAAGCAGTTATCGAGGATAATAAACTCCTCGACCATAAGATTCTGTTAATTAAATTAGAATATCCTTCTTTTGATAGAGGTATCACTGGTTTAATTGCTAATAAACTTATGGCAGAGTATCAGCGGCCTGTGGCATTGTTAGTGGAAGTAGAAGAAGATGGGAAAATCGCTTGGAGCGGTTCGGCACGTGGATATGAGAAATCTAAACTAAATGATTTCAGAGGCTTTTGTCGAGATAGCGGTTTAGTTTATCTTGCTGAAGGTCATCCTAATGCATTTGGTTTCGGTATCTTAGACGAGAATTTTGATGCCTTTCTCGAATATGCCGATAATGCACTCAAGGATATAGAATTTTCACCAAGTTATAAAGTGGATTTTATTCATTCTGTAAACAACTTTAATCCTAAAGAAATTCTTGAACTAGGTAACATGAAAAATCTTTGGGGTCAAAATGTTGATGAACCACTTATCGCGGTGGAAAATGTTGCAGTAACAAAAGACATGATTACACTCATGGCAAGAGATAGGAACCCCACGTTGAAGATCCAATTACCCAACGGAGTTACTTGCATCAAGTTTAAATCAAGCGAAGAGGAGCTGGATAGTTTGTTCAGCGAAAACGGTTGCGTGACTATTAATCTTGTGGGTAAGGCCGAAGTAAATAAATACTTCAATAGTGTAACACCACAACTTATTATTTAGAATTATGAGATTATAAATCGTCAGGAATATTATTTTTAATGATTGCGCGACCTCTTACTAAAGGAGGAACAATCAAATGAGTCGTTTTATTAAAGTTATCACAAGTTTAATCATTATATTGTCTTTATGCGGATGTAGCTATGGCCTAGCGGTCACTGCTCAAGCTTATTCCGTGCCGTATAACGAAACTGTTAGTTATACTCTTGATGATATGGATACATTGATTGAGCTTATTGCGGAACAAATCTCGAATATGAACGCCGCACATCAAATGGCTGAGGCTGCTAGACAGCTAGGCTATAGTGAAGACCATGACGTCATTGTATTAGCAAAACAAGAACACGCTGATGCAAATGCTTTGAGACTGAAATATCAAAGTGTATATGACCAACTCATGGAACATTGGCATCAAAAAGAAGAAGAGTACCCAACAGCTACTTATATATGGACCTACTTCAAAGATCTAGGCTACAGTAACCAAGTTTGCGCTGGCATTCTTGGTAATATAATGGCTGAAACTGGAGGTAACACATTAGACATTCAAGCCACGATTTCTGGTAACGGATATTATGGTATATGTCAATGGAATAAAGCCTACTCAAATGTATGGGGAGCCTCGTTAGAAGAGCAATGCGACTATCTGCGAGATACTATTGAGTACGAGTTCGATACATTCGGTTATGTTTATAAGAGAAACTTTGATTACAATAGTTTCTTGGATTTAACCGACATTAAAAGCGCTGCTCTGGCATTTGCTAAATGCTATGAGAGGTGCGGTTCTGGGAGCTATTATACGCGACAGCAAAATGCTATTGCTGCATATAATTACTTCATAAGTTAAAATAAATAATCGACGAACTGGCCGGAACCTAGACGGCCGTTCGTCGAAACTAAAACAGGGTTTACTATTTTTGGAAAGGAAAAGTGGTATGAATATTTTATATGTAGATATGACTAGTATGAATGTTGAAGAAGTAGCTTCGCTGCATGAACAACTCTCCTATAAGCTAAATGGAGATTTAATTACACTACCGATGAATACTAGACTGCTCTATGATGTGAGACTGGAAGATTTGTATGATTTAAAAGCTAAAGTAGAGGCAGCGATTAAGGAGAAGGAAAATGGAACTAACACGTAAACAAGAGGAAGGATTGAGAATCGCAGTAGAGCGATATCACCAAAATGAACCCTATACTGTGATTGCTGGATACGCCGGTACTGGTAAATCAACACTTATTAAGTTCATTATTTCTGCTCTAGATATCAACCCTGGACGAGTGGCCTATATTGCTTATACTGGCAAAGCCGCACAGGTGCTAAGGAATAAAGGTTGTCCAACTGCGATGACTGCGCACCGACTGCTCTATAAATCCTTACAGCGAGCTGATGGTACCTTCATTCATATTCCAAGAGAGTCACTCAACTCTGATTGCGACATTGTCGTGGTAGATGAGGTGTCTATGCTGCCAAAACAGATGTGGGAGCTATTACTATCGCATAATGTTTATGTAATTGCTTGCGGCGACCCAGGTCAGTTACCTCCTATTGGCGAGGAGAATGGTATCCTCGATCATCCGCATATCTTCCTTGACGAAATTATGCGGCAGGCCGCAGAAAGCGAAATTATCCGCCTGTCCGCAGATATTCGAGCTGGTAAGATCATCAAACCTTACAAGGGTTCTGAAATCAACGTAGTTCGACAGAGAGACCTTTGTGATGGTATGTTCACATGGGCGGATCAAATCCTCTGTGGCAAGAATATTACTCGTCACACTATGAATAATTATTATCGCAATATGCGATATGGCGAAGATATTCCTGCTCCTATTGTTGGAGATAAAGTTATTTGTCTTAAGAATAACTGGGATAAGATTACTGCCACAGGTGATGCTCTTGTTAATGGGACTATTGGCACAATTGAAGAGATTGCTACCTACCCAAATCCGTGGCTTAATCCTATGTGCATCATTGATTTCGCACCAGAGACTATTGATGAAACAGACCCTCGTGATCAAGTATTCCATGAACTCTTGATGGACTATAAGCTTATTACTACAAAAGAAGCGACTGTTAATAAAGAAAACTTCCGAATGTTTCCTAAGCAGTTGCGACCAGAGCAGTTTGATTATGGTTACTGTATTACAGTTCATAAGAGTCAAGGTAGCGAGTATGATAAAGTGCTAGTGCTTGAAGAAGTCCTAAAAAGAGCAGACCATGCAAGATGGCTATACACAGCTGTGACAAGAGCTTCGCAGAAATTAACCTTGGTATTAAAAGATTGATAACTTGCTTTTTGTATTTAATTATGCTATAATATTTATATAAAAGGTAAAGGAGATAGTTTATGAGTTATTTCAACAATCATGCTCATACAGAATATAGCAATCTCCGTCTTCTCGACTGTATAAATCACCCGGAAGAGTTGATTGACAAAGCTATCGAGCTTGGATTGACAGGAATCGCAATTACAGATCACGAATCGTTGAGTGCCCATATGAGAGTCAATAAGTATGCTAAGAAGCTACAGGAAACTCATCCTGAGTTTACCGTAGCATTGGGCAACGAAATCTATCTGACCGATACGCGAGAGATGGGTCAGAAGTATTATCACTTTATTCTTCTCGCAAAGAATGAGCATGGTTATAGAGGTCTAAAAGAATTATCCTCTATTGCATGGACGAACGGTTATTATGACCGTCGAATGGAAAGAGTGCCGCTCCTCAAATCTGAACTCAAAGAGGTTATGCAGAGATTTAAGGGAGATATTATTGGCACAACTGCTTGTATCGGTGGAGAATTGGGACAATCCATTCTAAACCTTGATGCTTGCGAAAAAGCTAACGATGAAAATAATGCGCGTCGTTACCATGAGCAGATTATCGACTTTATGGAGTTCGGTATTGATGTCTTTGGTAAAGATGATTTTTATATAGAGTGTGCGCCAGCGAATAACGAAGACCAGATTATTGCGAATAAGAGAATGCTTAGTATTGCTAAAGCATTTGACGTAAAGATGTGCGTTGGCACTGACGTTCACTATCTCACCAAGGAAGATAGATATGTGCATAAATCCTATCTTAATTCCAAAGGTGGAGAAAGAGAAGTTGATTCATTTTATGAGTTTACTTATCTTATGTCTGAGCAAGAGGCAACAGATTTACTTTTGTCTAGCTACGACTTAAATACAATTTATTGGATCTACGACAATTCCAATGAAATCAAGGATAAGATTGAGTTTTACTCTCTTGAGAAGCATCAGTCTATTCCAGAAGTAGAAGTAACTCATTATGATAAGTATGATTGGTCACGAGTTCCAGAAGATATGATGGACACTTTCCGTGACGATTATAAGGTACTGACTTCCTTGATTGAATCTGATAATGAGCAAGAGAAGTATTGGATTCAAGAGTGTATCATTGCGATGCAAGAGAAAGGTCTTATCCACAAGAAAGAGTATTGGGAAAGACTTGAAGAAGAAGCAAGAGTAAAGAGAGTTATCGGTGAAAAGTTGCAGACTTGTATGTTTGCATATCCTAATACATTGAAGCACTATGTAGATTTGTTCTGGGATTGCGGCAGTACAGTCGGCGCAGGTCGTGGTTCTGCGTGTGCAGCTTTGAATCATTATCTCCTTGGTATTACCCAGCTCGATCCTATCGAATGGGATTTACCATTCTGGCGTTACATTAACGATGAACGTGTTGAGTTAGGTGATATCGATCTTGACTTGGCACCGTCTAAAATTCAGAAGATTTTCGCCGAAATCCGCAAGGAAAGAGGAGAACTTGGTCTTATTCAGGTTTGCACTTTCGGCACAGAAGGTACGAAATCTGCAATCTTGACTGCGTGTAGAGGTTATCGTTCTGAGGAATATCCAGATGGTATTGATGTTGATGAAGCACAGTATCTGAGTTCTTTGATTCCTCAAGAGCGTGGTTTCTTGTGGCCTATTGAAGATGTTGTCAATGGTAATCAAGAGAAAGGCAGAAAGCCTGTTAAAGCATTTGTGACTGCGGTTTCGCAGTATGACGGACTCTTAGACATCATTGTTCGTATTCAAGGTATGGTGAATAAGAGAAGTAGTCACGCATCTGGTGTTATTCTCTTTGATGAAAATATCTATGATTCTGCCGCAGTCATGCGTACCCCAAAGGGCGCATTGATTACCCAGTGGGATCTACATGACCAGGAAGCCGCAGGCTCTGTGAAATATGACTTCCTGTTAACAAGCGTACAGGATATTATCATTCAAACTATTGAGCTTCTTCAAGCAGATGGAGTTATTGAAAAAGACTTAACTCTTAGAGAGGTTTATAATAAATATCTACATCCATCTGTTCTTCCGCAGGACGATGAAGCAATGTGGACTGCTCTGGCAAACGGTGATGTAATCGGTTGCTTCCAGTTTGATAGTGCGGTAGGCGCACAAGCAGCTAAGAAAATCCGCCCGCATAATCCTCTCGAAATGGCGGACGCAAATGGTCTAATGCGTCTTATGGCTTCTGAGCCGGGCGCAGAAACTCCGATGGAAAAGTATGTCAGATATAAGAATAATATTTCTTTGTGGTATCAAGAGATGGATAATAATGGTCTGACGAAACAAGAGCAGAAGACTTTGGAGCCTTACTTCTTATCATCTTATGGTGTGCCTCCCTCTCAGGAGCAGTTGATGAAGATGTTGCGGGACCCCGATATTTGCAACTTTAGTCTGGCTGAAGCAAACGCCGCAAGAAAGATTGTTGGCAAGAAGCAGATGAATAAGATTCCAGAACTTCACCAAAAGGTTTTGGATACGGCAAAGTCAGAGACATTGGGTAAATATGTCTGGAAGTTTGGCCTCGGCCCGCAGATGGGTTATTCATTCTCTGTAATCCATGCTCTTGCTTATAGCTTTGTTGGTATGCAAACTCTTTATCTCGCCACTCATTTCAATCCTGTGTATTGGAATACTGCGTACCTAATCGTTAATAGCGGTGCTATTGATGAAGATGAAGGCGAGCAATCTGACTATACAAAGTTAGCAAAGGCTATTGGTGAAATTCGTAACAAGGGTATTAAGGTATCTCTTGTTGATATTAACCATTCTGCACTTGGATTTAAGCCCGACGCAGAGAACAATCAAATCTTGTTTGGTCTAAAGGGTTTAACTAATGTCAACAATGATTTGATTAAAGAGATTATCGCAAAACGTCCATATGTATCTATGGTTGATTTTTATTATAGAGTGACGCCTAATAAGCAAGCTATGATTGCCCTTATTAAGGGCGGTGCTTTTGATCAGTTCTGCGATCGTAAAGAAGCTATGGTACAATATTTGTGGATGACCTGCGACAGAAAAAAGCGTTTAACTCTACAGAATATGCCGGGTCTTATTCGCTATGGTCTTCTGCCTGAAAATACAGAAGAACAAGTTCTTGCACGTCGGATCTATGAGTTCAATCGGTATCTAAAAGCAGAATGTAAGTACGATGGGACTTATTATAAGTTGGATGAACGAGCGGTTGACTTCATCTATGAACTTAGTACGCAAGTCGGTGGCATCGAGGAGAATATCGTGAATGAGAATGATATGTTCTTATTCAATGTTAAAGATTGGGATAACTTCTATCAGAAGGAAATGGATATATTTAGAGATTGGATTAAAGAGAATAAAGATAGTATTCTTGATGAACTGAATACTCGAATCTTCATGCAAGATTGGGAGAAGTATGCCAAAGGTAACATTTCTTCTTGGGAAATGGAAGTCCTGTGCTTTTATTACCATGACCATGAATTGAGCGATGTAAATACTCAGAAGTATGGTTTAGTAGACTTCTTCTCTCTACCTGAAGAGCCAATTATTGAAAAGACTTTCAAGAAAGGCGCATCTATTATTCCAATCTATAAGCTCAATAGAATTTGCGGAACTTGTATTGCAAAAAATAAGACTAAGAGCGTTGTATATCTACTCACAACAACAGGTGTGGTATCTGTTAAGTTCAGACAGGAGTATTTCGCTTTGTTCGATAAGCAGACCTTCCGCAAGAATAGTGATGGAACTAAAACCGTTATTGAAAAGTCTTGGTTCAACCGTGGCAATATGATTATGGTGCAAGGTATCCGCAGAGGCGATGAATTTGTAACTAAGAAGTATGCAAGTTCTAATGGTCACCAGTTATATCATATTGATGAAGTGACTGCTGATGGTTCTCTTGTTTTAAGAAGTGAGAGAGCAACTGGGGAGGAAGAAGAAGATGAATAAAGTCAAAGTCATCGCTTTGTTTGGTAAAGCTGGGAGCGGGAAGGATACAATCCTTCGCGCTCTCGTTAAAGTAGATCCTGATAAATTTAATGAGATTGTGAGCTGTACTACTCGTCCTCCTCGCGAAGGAGAACAAGAGGGAGTAAACTATCACTTCTTGACAATTGATCAATTCACAGAGAAAGTCCTTAATGGCGATATGCTAGAAGCAACTGAATTTAATGATTGGCATTATGGAACTGCTTTATCTAGTTTATTAAAAGATAAAATCAATGTGGGCGTCTTTAACCCTCAAGGTATTAGATGTCTTATGGAAGATAAACTCGTAGACTTAACTGCCTATTATGTGCAGACTAGCGATAAAGAACGTCTAATCAGGCAGTTGAATAGAGAAGAGAATCCTGATATTAAGGAGATTATTAGACGATTCTCGACAGATGAACAAGATTTTGAAGATTTAGAGGATATTGATTATCAAGTAATTAAAAATCAAGATGCAGGCGATTTACTTCGTGCTGTCGATCTTATAACTGGGCAATTTTGTTAAATTTGCTTATCAAAAACACCAGATATAGTATCCGTTCATAAAAATAATACAAGGGAGTGTTTTGATTGCTACAAGTGAAAAAGAGAAATGGTATCCTTGTACCATTTGATAAGCAAAGAATCGTTAATGCCATCAATAAGGCTTTTATCGAAGTTGATGGTACTTTATATGAAGAAGATACAGCAAATGATATTGCTGATGAAATTAAGTATAGTGTAAAAACCGCAGATAAAATTATCTCTGTTGAGGAAATTCAAGACATGGTTGAAGACTTCCTCATGCGGTCTGAGCGCAAGGACGTGGCTAAAACCTACATTCGTTATCGCTATAAGCGAGAAGTTGCGCGCTCCGGCAGAGACGATTTTATTAGGGCTTTCTCTGAGAAGATTAACGGCACAGCCATTGAGAATTAGAACGCTAATGTCGATGAAATGTCATTCGGGGGTCGAGTTGGCGCAGGTTCTGACTTGCAAATGAAGAGATACGCTCTAGATTACTGCGTCTCTGATATGGCTCGCCACAATCACGAGAACAATGAAATTTATATCCATGACTTATCTGCATATGCAGTTGGTATGCACAACTGTCTTTCTATTCCTTTTGATGACCTACTCGCAAAAGGCTTCAATACTAGACAGACTGATGTACGTCCCGCGGGTTCTGTGAATACTGCATTCCAGCTGGTTGCAGTTATTTTCCAGCTTCAATCTCTCCAGCAATTCGGTGGAGTAAGTGCTACCCATCTTGACTGGACTATGGTTCCTTATGTAAGAAAGAGTTTTTATAAGCATTATGCAGATGGCTTAAGATATATTGAAGGTAAAAATATTCAATTCATTCAAGAATACGTTTATGATATTATCAACGACCCAGACTGTTTTGAAAAGTATCTATCTATAGATTCTGATTGGTGGAAAAGTAATGAAAAAGCTTACCAATATGCTTATGACATGACTGTTAAAGAAGTGCATCAAGCGGTAGAAGGTATGTATCATAACCTCAATACTCTCCAATCTCGCTCTGGTAATCAATTACCTTTTACTTCTATCAACTATGGTACTTGTACGTTACCAGAAGGCAGAATGGTCACAAAAGCATTGCTTGATGTTTCTATTGAGGGACTTGGTAGATTACATAAGACTTCTATCTTCCCCTGTGGCATCTTCCAGTGCATGAAGGGCATCAATCAAAAGCCCGGTGATCCAAACTATGACCTGTTTAGGCTGGCCCTAAGATCTACTGCAACTAGACTTTATCCCAACTATGCTAATGTTGATTGGTCTGGTAATGCGGGATATGACATCAATGACCCCAAGACCTATTTCTCTACTATGGGCTGCCGCACCGCAAATGGCTGGGATATTAACGGTATGGGTCAAACAAAAGATGGACGTGGTAATATTTGCCCCGTAACTATTATCATGCCTACTCTTGCTATGGAGTGTAAGATTAACTTTGATGCAGATGTAAAAGGCCATTCTTCTTTTAATGATAGACAAATTTTAATTGACAGATTCCTTTATAAACTTGACCAGAAGATCCATGAAGCAAAAGATATGCTGATTGAACGTTTTGATTATATCTGCTCTCAACCCGCGGCATCTGCCAAGTTCATGTATGAGAATGGTTTGATGGCAGGATATGATGGTAAGACTACTCGTAGTGCTCTTAGACATGGTACTCTTGCTGTTGGTCAGATCGGTCTAGCTGAGACTCTGCAAATCCTTATCGGTCAAGATCATACTACTTCAGAAGGTATGGAACTAGCGAAACGAATTGAACAGCTCTTCAAGGATAGATGTGCAGAGTTTAAAGAACAGTATAAGTTAAACTTTGGTGTATATTATACACCTGCTGAGAATCTTTGCTATACCGCTATGACAAAATTCAAAGAGAAGTATGGAGAGATTCCTAATGTGAGTGACAGAGATTACTTTACTAACTCTATTCATGTTCCAGTCTGGAAAGAAATGTCTCCGTTCGATAAGATTGATATTGAAAGCCAGTTAACTGGGTATTCTTCTGCTGGTTGCATCACTTATGTTGAACTTGATAGCGGTGTCAAAAATAACATTGATGCTTTGGAAACTCTAGTGCATTACGCCATGGAACATGATATCCCTTACTTTGCTATCAATGTTCCTAATGATACTTGTCTTGAATGTGGATTCATGGACGAGTTCAATGACCACTGCCCTGTTTGCGGAAGCCATCATATCCAGCAGCTTAGACGAGTAACTGGTTATCTAACTGGTAACTATACGACTGCATTTAATGCAGGTAAAATTGCAGAAGCAAATGACAGAGTAAAACACGCTGGTCGATTGGAGGAATGACCTATTCGTTACGCAGGAATTATTTATAATGATTTTTCTTCAGCACCAGATGTGTGCCTATCATTCTTTACTCAGGGGTGCCCCTTCCATTGTGAGGGGTGCCACAACCCTGAGACTTGGGATTTTGATGGCGGAAGAGAGTTTACGCAAGATACTTTACAGTCAATCATTAATGGATTAAAAGCTAACGGAATACATAGAAATCTATGTATCATGGGTGGAGAACCTTTGTGTCAAGAAAATTCGTTTCTTACCAGATTGGTTGTAACAACAGTAAAGAAAGAATTGCCAGATACTAAAATCTATATTTGGACAGGCAATAAATATGAGGAACTGCTTCATTCTTCTGACACAAATATGCGGGAGATCCTTAAGACTGCGGATGTCTTGATTGATGGCCCTTATATTCAAGCTGAGCGAGATATTACCTTACCTATGCGCGGTAGCCGCAATCAGCGCATTATTAACTTATATGATGCTAATTAATTCCATTTTTGGTGGCATGATGATTGCCATAGCTAGTTATATTTATCTTCAAGTTGGCGGAATAGTAGGAGCCTTTCTCTTTTCTATAGGACTCCTAACTATTCTTAATATGAACTTTAAGCTATATACTGGCGCGATAGGTTTTGTGCATCTGAATCCCGCAGATATGCAAAATATTACTACAATTCTCGTTGGTAACCTAATTGGAGTATGCTTACTCTTGTTCTTCTCGCACTCTGCGGCCATTCCTTTGGTCGCTACCAAACTAGCTCTTCCGCTTGGATTAGTAATGATAAAAGCAATAGTATGTGGTATGTTTATGTATACGGCTGTCTCTTGTTTTCGCAATTCTGCTCCATATATGGTTCCATTATGTGTCGCGGGTTTTATCCTCTTTGGTGGCGAACACTGTATCGCAGACTTATGTTATTTTATAGCTTCTGGTTCTTTCTGTTATGAAATGTTTCCTTTCTTTATAGTGGCACTTATTGGCAACTCTTTAGGAGCCATTCTAATTGACAGAACTAAAGTTTTATGATATTATAATAAAAGAAAAGGAGAATTGCTATGACATTATATGAAATGAACTAGATTGCTTATAACAAGCTTCCTAAGATGCCGAAAGCTGAAATCCGCAGGGCAACTGAAAAGCTTGAACAGTTTCTAACTGAGCATGACTCTAAATACTACATGATGTTAAATGTAGATGGTAGATACTACACTGTATATACCTATAATCAAGAGCATGATGTAAAGAAGATGGCTTTTGAAATGATTGATGTTGCTAAAACATTGGGCGTCTTAAAAGGCATTGAAGTACAAGATGACATGGTTGAATTTTGGATTCAGCAAGATAAAACTTGCTCCATGTATGCCATGTTTGACTATACACAAGGGGTGATTGAAGTATGAACGATGTATTAGTAGTTCATTACGATCCATTTTCTGCGGAATCCCGTGTTTATATCTGCCGAGATGATTCTCAGTAGCAGACAGTAATCGACTCCAATATCTCTGAATTTGCGAAGAATATTGGTTTACTTGCGGATGCAACTAATATCTTTTCTGTAAAGATTGATGCTCCATCCCATATAGTAGAAGAAATTAGACAACAGTTAATTACAAGTAATTACACAAAGCAAAAAATTGAAGTGGAAGGTATTTAATGATGTATACTTTGAAAACAACGAATGTGTATCGCGTACCTACTGTCGAAGATGCTCTTCGTCTGCGGAAGTGGCTTGACAAGAACTGTATTGGCGAGCTAACTTCCTTTAAGTACGCTACTAAATATATTAAGGCAAAGGGCGAGATTATTGAAGAGTATCAGCTTGTAACTGCTACTATTACTATCGACAATGAGAAAGATCCTGAAGGGGTTATGCCTATCAATATGGAGGATACAGACAATGGTTAAATTTGAGAAAGTTTCTCGCTTCGCGGATATTGATCTACCCCTGCCGACTCGTGCAACAGCCAATTCCGCAGGTTATGATTTTGTAGTCGCAGAGGATATTGTAATTCCTCCCTATGATTTTCTAAGAACTAAGATTCAGGATGATTTATTTGAGAAAGAACGCCATGAAGACTTCTATGGTTTCATTGATCCACTTTCTCTTGATGAAATGGCATCTATTACTAAGGGACTTAAAGCCAAGATTCCTTTGGTATCTACCGGTATGAAGTGTCATCTTGAGCCTGGTCAGTATCTCGAACTGAGCGCCCGCAGTTCTACTCCTCTTAAACATTGGCTGATTATCGGCAACAGTATCGGTATTATCGACGCCGACTATTGCGATAATCCTGACAATGAGGGCGAAATCTTCTTCCAGATTATCAACCTTTCTCCTTTTGCTATTCAACTTAAGCGTGGAGATAAGATCGGACAAGGAATTATTCATACTTATGGAGTAACCGATGATGATGCTGCGACAGGCGAGCGCGTAGGTGGATTCGGTTCTACAAGTAAGTAATGAGTCGCTTGTTAGCCCTTGACCAAGCCTCGAAGGTTACGGGATGGGCTATCTTTGAAGATGGAGAGTTAAAGTCCTACGGCAAGATTTCTTTAGATGATCCAAATACCGATACTAGACTAGTTTAGTTGCGATAGAATATTTAGACTTTAGTTGCAGATTATAATATCGACGAAGTAATCTTTGAAGATATTTAGCAACAGAACAATGTGGCTAATAATGTTTAGACCTTTAAGGTCTTGGCAGAGGTTTATGGAGTTGTTTCAGAATTACTGCAAGAAATCCAGATTCCTCATTCAACAGTCCTCGCCTCGTCTTGGAAATCTACTTTAGGCATTAAAGGTCGAACAAGAGTAGAATAGAAAAAGAATGCTCAACTCTATGTAGAATAGAATTATGGTATCCATGTTATCTAGGATATCGCTGATGCTGTATGCATTGGAACTCATCATATCAAGAAGAATAAATGCGCTTGGTAAGATGCGGTCTAAATAAAATAATCCTCCTTTCTTAACTCTTAAATTTTTTGAGAGGTTTAAGGAAGGAGGATTTTATGTTTACTTTTATTGCTGAACATTTAGTTGAAATTTTTTTCGGCTTAGTATCAGCGGGAGCCTTAGCTTTTTGTAAATACTTACATAGCTAGTTAAAGAATTACAAAAAATTACTTGAAGAGAATAAAGACACTGAGCTAGAAAAAACTATAGATTCTCGTATTGAACCGATTCAGAAAGAGATCGAAGAACTTCGAAAATATATCATGGAAACTAAAGATATTGAGAAAAGTCATATGCAGCTAATTATTTCGTCTTATAAATTCCGTTTGGTTTAGCTTTGTAAAGCTTATATTAAATAGGGTTATATGACACAAGAACAATATGACCAATTAAGTGAGTTTTATCGAATATATTCTGGATTAGGCGGAAATGGTCAAGCTAAAGAATATTACGAATTAGCATTGGAACTACCAATTAAACCCGAATAACAAAATAAAGGGGACTTGTCTTTAACTTGACAAGTCCCCTTTATTTGCTTTTAATCGTTGAAATATATCATTGGTTTTAGAAATTATTTCCTATCCATAAGTAGCTATTAGATCCGCTAATAGCTCCCCTTGTTCAACGGTTAAATTAGTTTCATAGCTGAACATAGCAGCATGAGTTATTTCGTGACATAACACTCTCTTCATTAAAGAAGAATTAAGATTCTCATTGATATAGATACATTTAGTATCATTATCACAAACACCAGAAGCTAATGACCCATCGCTCCTAGCAAGAGTAGAGGAAGTTGGAGGTACTAGCAATATCCTCCAACTTACCCCGTTAATATTAAGCATTGAGGTTTAACTGCGCGATCTTATTAGTCAGGCTAGTCATTTTCTTCTCTAGAACTTGACGTTCTTCTGGAGAAGCTCCATCAATCATTTCTACGATGTCCTCAGAGAGTTCCTGCATATACTTCTCTAATTCCTTAACCTTTTCTGTCTTATCTTTATGAAGTTGTTTAGATTCCATATACATACGACGAGTTACTGGACTGCGGCCTTCGCGAGAATCGCGAATATCAATCTCACGTCCGCGTTCAGGATAATAAGGATAGCTCTCCCAGTCTTCATCGCGATCGCGCTTTTTCCATGGATAATGGCCGTCTGGACCTTCATAATACATTCTTCCATATACTCTATCCATATCTCTATGGCGATGGCTCTTTTCTTTAGTTTCGTCCTCTTCGGCTTCTTCCATTGCTTTGACAATAGAGCAGTAATATTTAGCCTGCTCAAGGTCTTTAATCATATCAATAGCCTGACCTAATTCCTCAGTATCTACCGTATCAAGATGACTTAACTGTGCCTGAACACAGCCCATCAAGACTTCTTCCATATGCTTTAGTCGTTCCATAAATTAAGCCACCCTTTCAACAATTAGATTAGCGTTTTGAACGCTTACTGGAATAGTAGAAATATTTCTTACGCTTACTTTTCCGCAACATCCACGTGGGATATCAATAAAGATAGCGCCAAAAATATTACCATAAGTGCTAACCGCGGCTGGTGTATAAATCATGGTAGTAGTATTGATAGGTTCTCCATCAATAGCAATAGCCAATGAAATTGGTCCAGCAGTACCATCTGCGGGAACCGCAATATTACCTCCAAATGTCACGCGAAAACGCGCACGACACTGACAATTAGTCAAACCTCTTAAAGTTACTTGACCACTACCGCTACGATGAACGGTAGAAGAGTTGCCTGCGACAGCAACATTTGTGAATAAAACATCTTGATTAGCCGCGACTGTTTGCACAGCATTAGCGGTAATTTCCATAATACAAATCCTCCTTGTTTTTAATATAAGGGGAGATTACTCTCCCCTTATAGGTTAATTTAGGCAGTTAAGCCGCAACCATAAGCTGCGGTCCCGCAGTTGCAGTATGGGTTTGCAACCACATAAGCGGGGACGGGTGCCTTAGTGCCGAGCTGGCTGACCAGATAATTGTTCTGAGCCTGCTGAGATGCAGCAAGGCGGAGAGCCTGGTTCTCACTCTGGAGATCAGAGATTTTCTCCTGGCAGAGATAATCAAGGATAGCACGAGTACCAGCGTTCTGGCTGTCGATAATATCACGGGTGTGATTTGCCATAGAGGTCTGGATAGCGCAAGTGTTGGTTGCCATATTATAGTTAATATCAGCAAAACCACGTTCCATAGCGCGACCATTCTCGCAGCAGCAATCAGAAATCTCACGAGCAATACTATTCTGACCAATAGTATTATCATAACGAGCCTGATTGATAGCATTTTCAACCTGGCATACACCCTGTTGTGCGGCAAAGCGGTTAGCAACAATGTCAGAAGTTAAACCGTTAGCAAGCTGAGCGGTTTGATAGCCGAGAGAGCAAACTGCATTATTAACACCAGCAAAGCCATTCAACATTCCAGTATTCATAGCATAAAGCCCGTCACAGAGACCCTGTTGTACGCCACGAACACTACTCTGGAGACCATTCATGTCGAAACCATAAGCGATTTCCTCACGAGTTGTAGTTCCCTGGAACGCAGGAGATCCAGCGCCTTGGCCGCCCATGCCGCGACCGAAACCATTACCCCACATACCACCGTTGAAACAGAAGAGGAAGAGGATAATAATCCACCACGCACCGTTGTCCCACATACCATCATTGCGGTTATTACCACCAGTAGCAGCCGCAATATCAGCTAGACTATAGCCATTAGAATTATTGAACATAAAAATGTTCCTCCTTTAATAAGATGATTAAAGGCCAAGCATCTCTTTAAAGGCGGCAAATTCTTTGTCGAAATCTATTCCCTATTGTTTAGCTAAGTTACGAGCAATTTGCTCAATATCTGCGGATCGACCATTCTTGGCTAGATTTAAGAGGTTTTGACCCATTGGGGTCTCGCCCATCTAGCTTTCTAGCAGATTCATAGCGAGTTGCTAAGGATTCTGTCCACTCCTAAGCATTTGGATAAGTTGCATTGGGTTCATAATTCATGTCTCCTTAAAACTTAAATTTCTCAGTCTACTGCGGCTGCGCCGGAGCGGGCTGAGATTCTGGCTCCTTTCCTAACATAGCTTGTTTTAGTTGCGCTAATGTAGTCTCAAACTCTTCTCTAGTAACATACTGAGGAGAGCTGACGACTGGCTCATTTTTTAGCTCATAAACATTAAGACTAGCTGTGCCATCCATGTTTATTTGCTTAGTATAAATGCGTCTATTCGCTAAGTCGGGAAAATAAAATACAGAGCCATCGAAATCAATGCTAATGGCGCGGGCCTCTTCAATAGAAGATACAGGCCGGCCTTTAATACCCATTTGCGGCTAGGTCTGATCCACATATTGAATACCTGGTCTTGGATACATAGGTTGCTGTGGATAGTATGGATAATTAGTTGCCAAAACTTTTTACCTCCTAAAAAATATTTCCTTTGACCTTTCATTAGTATATGAAAATCGTCTATGGACGATTTTACATTTTTGCCAAAAATTTTGCCAATTTTTTTGAAAAAAAATATAGGGAGCCTAATAGGCTCCCTTTTTCTTGTTATTTACGCTTATTAACCTCAGACTCAATTAACTGAGTGAGATAAGTATTCAAGTCACCCGTAGCCTCGGTAATATATTCCTTGGCATCGTCACTTAGAATAGTCATAATAGCGTTCATTGTGCGGTTAAATGCTTCCTTCTGAGCTGCTTCATCGAAGCTTCCAGATTTCTTCAAGCTATCTACATAGGTTTGATTGGTTGCAATAACGCAATCAACAACAGTCTGATAAATCATATTAGTATACTTCTGAGCAGTCTCATTATCGATCTTAGAGTTAATCTCATCGCGCTTAGCAGTCAAGTAGTCAACGAGATATTTAGTCAAGATACCGAGCAAAGGAATAACACATACCTGGATAATCTGAATCACAATTTCTGGCATAATAATTCCTCCTTATTGTATATAATATATCAAACAAAAGGAAGATTGATTATCTTTTTCTGTCCAAATCAAATCTCTCCTACAAGCGGAGCCGTAATGTAGATTCTGAGATTTCTGGACATTCTTTTGCAAGTCTAGTAATTGGTTCATTCTTGCGGAAACGCTGATATAATTCCTCGAAATTCGAGGGAAGAGGTTTTCTTGGTCTACCAAACTAGACGCCATTAGACTTGGCGGCCGCGATTCCTTCAGCCTATCGTTGTTTAATATAGGTTCTCTCTTGTTCAGCCTAGAAGGATAATACTTGCAAGACAAGATCAGAGATAAATGTACCCATAACGTCTTTACAATATGACGTGTCTAATAATGGCATATCTAATACTTTGATATCTACTTTTTTAGTCTTGGTAATTAAACCCCATTGTTCTAGAATCTCTGAGTAATTACGGCCTAATCTATCAATACTTTTAATAATAATCATATCATTTGGCTGAATTGTACTCACTAAATCCTAGTAGGCTGGACGATTGAAGTCCTTACCTGATTGTTTATCGACGAAGATATTATCTCTATCTACGCCTGCATCGGTTAATGCAATAATCTATCGGTCTAGATTTTGATCTCTTGATGAAACCCTTGCATATCCATATAACACCTTTATCACCTCATTATATAATGAAAATTTGGCAAAGTTGATTTAACAACTTTGCCAAATTTTTTGGTAAAATTATTCAGTAATCCCCGCCGCGACTAGAATCTTCTTCATGTTCTCCACGAGATCAGGAGAAAGGCAATCCGCAGAATAAGTAATTTTATCTAATTCCGCAGTTGTAGTTGCACGTCTTGTTAAGATTAAGAGGTGATTACAAAGAGTCGTGTGGTATAGTTTATGCGCGGTAGCTTTTTCGGCGATTGCCTTGAGTTCTACTGCTGTAAACATACGGCATAACTTCTTATCTGCATGGTAGGGATATCCCTTGGCTCCTTGTTCAATTGCGGATAATGCTGTCGTTAAGTTAATTTGGTCTGTCTCTTCGAGGCTAAAGTGTTCTACGCCCTCTGTTGTTTCTACATCCATGCCAGCAACGATGATTTGATTGCAAGCTGCTGAGAGATTAGATAATTTTTCAGCTTGAATCTCTTCGAATGGACGATTATCTAGTTCTTCTTCGATAGTATACTCGCCATTATAAGCTTCTGCTTTGGCAATAGTCTCATTGCCCTCGCTCCATCCCAGCGTGACAGCGGAGAAAACCTTCTGAATGTCCGGCTTGTCCTCCGTGCCGTGGTTGACTTCGGTGCAGAGCTGATATTTGATAACTTTCATGGTTCTCCTCCTTAGTCGGTGGTTTTGGTGTAATGTATGAGCGCCACGGTATTAGTTCCAGACTGGTCACTGAAGTTAGGTGCAGCGTAAAGTCTAATAATAGTGTTGTCCGCTCCAATACTATATGCCTCGGCCCATGGAACTGTATTGCTGTTGCTTATCTGACCCGTTACCCTAATTGGATAGCAGTCGCTTATGCCGTGAGCGATTTGCTTTGACGAAGCGGGAGCTGGAAACTTACCGCAATCTACCAACTTGGCATATACCGGCTTGTCCTGATACCGCTCCGTGGTACGGTACTCCACGCCAATCTGCAAGGGCGGGTTTACATATTCCCATTCAGACCATGTTGTTCCACCATCGTTGGAATATCTCTCAAGAGTATACATCACAGAATAGCGATCTACATAATAAACGTGGTAAATCACAGAATCTCTTGTCGATACCAGAAGCGCACCGTATCTGGCATCCCATCCACCTATGTTTGGAGAGTTCAAGGAATTTGAGTAGGCTTTATACCATCCGTTTTTGATGCAAGCGTTAAAGTCTGCAATGTAGTTCGTATACGCACTCCCCAGCCCAAACCCACCGGGAGCGGCGTTGATATTTTCCCTCGCCTGCGCCTGTTGTTCTGCACTGAGCGTCTGTGGTGTATAAAGCACAGTATCAGAAGTATGATTATCTACATATTGCTTAGTTGTTGCTTCTAAATCTCCCGTGGGATCGCCACTTAGGGTTAAAGGTCCAGTCATTGTTCCACCAGAAAGAGAAAGCGCTCCAATAGATTCTGGTGTAATAGGATCTGCTCCATCCTTACTATGCGTAGCAGCATGGAATTTAGCAGACTCATAGGAAGTTGTTATTACGCCAGTACCAGATTTAAAAGTAATGGTAGCAGAGACTTCTGCAATTGGAGGACGAGTAGCGTAGAAATGAATAGCATCATCACTTAATTCACTCTTATAAAAGACACCTTCATCATTGCCAATATTTACTATTGCATCGCTTGTTGCTTTTAATCCATTGATTGCAATTTCTGCCGTCCAGTAACCAGTAAGGTCGTCTACTTTGTGATAAGTCCAGTTATTGTAGTAGTCAGCAAACGTAGGAATACCAGTAAGATTATTGGTTTTTCCCTCAAGGTATTGCACCAGCTGTACGAGGTCTGATATGGAAATTTCATTATTACCAGTAACCTTTGCACACCATGAATCAGCACCCGTTAGTGTTATAGTACCACCTAAGTGTTCGCTTATTCGATTTCTATCATTCTCCGTAATTTTACCATCGCCATCTATATCGCCGCGCATTCGACCTTTAGGAATAGTAAAAGCTAGAAATGAGCTAGTCTATTGACCTTGCAAAATACATTTTAAACTCACTTTAATTCTCCTTTCATCTTCTAAAAAGTACACTTAACTGGGCTTTGGCCAATCATAAATAATTTTCTTAGCTTGTTTTTTATGTATATCTGAAAAGGTAAGATACCTACTTGAAGGGAAAAGGGTTTCTATACCTTTTTCCCAATTTTTTATTATCTAGTTTCTGGGAGTATTTTTCCCATAAAAAAGTGTACTTTTTCTCGGAAAATCTTTTGGCATTTTTAAAAGAGCTAGATACGAAGGAGGTTATAATCTTGCCTAAGTGTATTTTAGCTGAGCAAGGCGGAAAAGGTGGAGGAAGCGGCATCGTTCTTATGAAGATCGAAGTTACCACTAAGCCTACTAAGACCAGCTATCTTGCGGGCGACAGCTTCAATAACGCCGGTATGGTCGTTACCGCATCTTACGGTACTGGGCAAGCGGTTCTAGCAACCGCAGAAGTTAGTGGATATTCTGTATCCCCTAGCGTCTTAACTGATGGTACTACTTCCGTAACCATCACCTACTCTGAGGGCGGAGAAACTTGCACTACGACTCTAGCAGTCACGGTCACACATAGGCTTTCCGCAATTGCTGTAACTACTAAACCCAATAAGCTAACCTATGAGTATGGAGATACTCTTGCTACTGCGGGTATGGTAGTGACAGCTAGTTATTCCGATTCTCAAACTAAAACTGTAACTGGTTACTCTTGTTCTCCAACAACTTTTTCAACTATTGGAAATCAAGTAGTTACAGTTAGCTACACAGAAAATGGAGTTACTCAAACTACGACTTTTAATGTCACAGTCAATCGTAAGTCTGTAGCCAAACCTACGTGGAAAAGTAATCTTACATATACTGGAAGCGCGCAGTCAGTTAGCAGCACTAGCTACTGGAATAACTACAACACCAGTTACATGACTATTGGTGGTACAACATCTGCAACTAATGCCGGCACTTATATTGCTACCTTTACACCAGGAAGTAATTATCGCTGGACGGACGGAACGACCACCGCAATCAATGTTAACTGGACAATCAACAAAGCAACAGGTAGTTTAAATGTAAACCCAACAACAGTAGCTATTAATGGTAATAACTATAGTTCCGGCGTAGCTGTTACTATTACTCGCGCGGGCGATGGTGCTATTAGCTATAGTCCTACTAGTATTTCTGGTTTAACACTATCTCTTAATGGCAATACTCTTACCATTAAAGGTAATGGTTCTACTGCGGTTTCCGCAAAAACTATTACTATTAGTGTCGCCGCAGGTACTAATCATACTGCTCCTGCCAATAAGACTATTACCGTTAGTGCAGAATATTGGTCTTGGGGTGCAGATGGTGGCACTGTTGATGCAGCATGGTTTACCGGATTAAAAAACTATCTTGCTTCTCATACTGGTGCATCTATTAAGACTAGCAGCGGTGGTGCTATTCTTGGTACAACTAAATCTGTAACACTTTCAAGTGCAGTATTAGGTACTACTACTCACTTAATTAGAGTTATTGGCGTAGACCAAGATGCTAATAATACAGTTACATTCCAGACTAAAAACTGTTTAAATCAATATACCTCTTTTGGTAGTAGCGCAGTATGGATTGGTTCTACAGCTAGAAGCCTATGTCAAAATTACTATAATGCCTTCCCCGGTAAAGGAGCCATTAAGACAATTAAAAAAGGTACTTGCCCTAATTATGGTGACAGAAATCAAAATGTAACTTATAATGACGAAACAGTATTCTTGCTTTCTGAAAGAGAATTTGGTCTTGATACTTATTCTCCTCTTTCTACAGCTAACTCTACTACATCAAAAGCAGAGTGTACTTAGGGTAAGAATTTTGCGTATAGTTATTATACCAGTAATGCTACACGCGTCATGTATTTAGGAGATACATCCACGAGTAGCTACGGTTATCCATGGGAACGCTCGCGCCGCTACGACGACTCGAACTACGTGTGCTTTGTCTACGACTACGGGGGCGCGGGCTACGGCGACTACGGCATCAGCTCTGGCCTCGCGCCGGCTTTCGTCATTGGTAATTAAAAACTTTCAAAAGTGGGACAGTATAGATTAAAATGTTAGCCAGTTTTCTCATATAAATAATGAGAAAGGAAGGCGTTAATTTTGTCTGTAAAAACAAAAGATCGACATAAATCCAAGCGTGAATGTCTCCAGAAATCACGCGAACTGGTAAATTACATTTTAGTCTTAACTCGTCCTAGAGAGTTTGACGAATCTGGAAAACAAGTTAAAAAGCCCGGACTGCTTGGAGAGGGACAACCCTTCCAAGCATTCGGGTTAGATATTATTAAATGCGGAAAGGGCATACATGCCGCCTGCTATCAAGCCAGTGAGATCTACTTGAATAGTTAGGAAACTCTAATTGCACGAAAGAAATATTGGAATTAGGCTATCGCTTATTGTGATAGTATCTTTCGTCAAATCGATCTCTGCATCTTCGAATACGCATAGACCAATCAGAAGAAAAGACGCTCTTTTGAGCATCTTGCTCGTCTAACAAAAACTATGAAGGAAACTTTATAGGATAGAGTTAATCGAGATTATCTAATCTACGAGCATTCCTACTAGAAGCCAAAGAGTTATAGAAGAGGTCGGTAATGATTTTACAAGATGTCAAGTTCTGTATTTTTCGCTCGCGCAACTACAACAACTCGAACAACGTGTGCAATGTCAACAACAACGGGAACGCGAACAACAACGACTACAACAACAGCAATGGCCTCGCGCCGGATTAGATGGAGCTATCACGTTGCAAGTCAAGCTGCGAAGCAGCGCAGACGAGCAACACCTAGAATAGTACCCCAGAATATATTATTGTCCATCTAATTATGGTTTATTCTGGATGCATTAGTTCACCTTTGTGGACTAAGAAGGAATAGAACATATTATTAAATAGTATATTATAGGTAGATGCCTTTTCATCTAAGGAGAACTTGACTATTTCGTCCCTGCGACGGATAAATGAATACGATTACAGATGCGGAACTCGCGAAGTGACCGCTATTACTGTATGATAAGGAGAAAGAAGTTGAGTTAGTAGTAGACATCTTTCGAGCGTTTTTGTAGTTTTGACGCATTATATGATTCCTCTTATCGAGTTTGTCGAAATGTTCGATGGAAAGATAGTACAATCAATTTTGAAGAGAATAGAATTGAAACAATCTTACAAACAGAAGCCGATTTGCGAGCTTGTGAATACAAGCAGCTTGTGTTTAGTTGTTTCTCAATCATTGAACGAGGTAAGCCACGAGATATAAGAGCGTGTCATATCAACGACAGACTGGTACAAAATGCCCTATGTGAATAGAGCTTATTACCAGAATTAACTCCTAAGTTTATTTATGATAACTGTGCAACACTTAAAAATAGAGGTATAGATTTTGCTTTAGCAAGAGCAAAGAAACATTTATAGATGGCTCATAGAGAGTACGGATTAGGAAATGATTTCTTTGCTTTACGAATTGATATTCGTAAATACTTTGATTCTATCGACCATGAGGCTCTTAAAGAAATCGCTAAGCGTGTTATTAAAGATCCTCAAATCTATGAATTATGCTCATACTTAATTGATACATTTTCTTTTAAGCTAACAAAAGATAAGCAACCAATTCCGGGTAAATAGTATTATATTGCTAAAGGTAGAAAATATATACCTGCGGATATCCAGTCTTTCCGGCCGCATCACCAATATTATGAGTGTGAAGCTAAAAGTCTTGGATTAGGAAGTCAGACATCACAGTTGTTTGCATTGCTAGCTTTGAACGAAGTTGACCATTTCATTAAAGAAGAATTACATATTAAGTATTATGGACGTTACATGGATGATTCTTATCTTCTATGTAACGATAGCAAATACTTAGCAGAATGTAAAGCTAAGATAGAAAAGAAATTGAAAGATATAGGTCTTACTCTTAATTAGAAGAAAACGACTATCTCGCGCATTACCCCTATCGCACCTAAAGATGGGGTTCATGGCACTCCATTTAAGTATCTTAAATGGAATTTCTATCTAACTACTACAAATCATGTAATCTAGATACCTTTTAAGAAAAAGATTGTTCATTAGCGCAGAAAATTGCGTAAAATGGCTACTCTATGGCAACAAGGTAAAATTTCTACTGAAGAAATTCAGAAATCTTATCAAGGTTGGAGAGCACATATTGCTAAAGGTTCAAGCTTCTATATTATCCAAGATATGGATAATTATTTTCGTTCATTATTCAAAGGAGTTGAAATAAAGTAATGTATGTATTATTAAATCGCGGGAATATTGTAGTTGATATTCTCGACAATCTTCGTTACATTAAACTACAATCTTCTAATGGTATTGTCGTTGCCTGTTCAGAAGAAGAAGGCACTGGGGTTATCGGCTCTGACTGCGACACTCATTATGTCTTAATTCAAGCTGATACAATCAACTCTCCTAACGCAGTTCGCGTTATCGAGGTTGAAGAAATTCCATCCAATGTTACACCTAATCTATATAAGTTCGACAATGAAACTCAGAGTTTTGTTTATCGTTATAGTTTAGATGAAGCTAAAGAGCTTAAGCAGGAGAAGAACAAACTACTTTTCGCAGAGTATCTTGCTTCTCATCCATTAACATGGACAGATGGAAAAGAATATGGAGTTACAATGGAGGATCAATCTGAGATTAGTCTTAACTTAAGTCAATATCAGATCGCCGTTCAAGCAGGTATTGAATCTCCAACTCTGGAATGGCACGCTCGACACGAAGAGTGCTAGTCTTGGACATTAGAAAATCTTGTTGCATTATCTATATCCATCTCTGCGGCTGTGTATCCAATGTATCGTAAAATGCAGCAATATAAAATCTCTATCTATGGAGCAGCTTCTCTAGAAGAGCTAGAACAGGTAGAGCTTGATTATGCGGACTAAACTGAATAAGTTTCTTACCTTATTCACTGTTGGAGGTTCTCTCTATTTTATTATGGAATTCTTGTTTAAGACCTTCATTAGTGGTGGTATGATACATTGGTCAATGTTTCTCCTAGGCGGACTTTGTTTCGTTCTTATTGGAGAAATAAACGAGGTTATACCTTGGGAAATGTCTATCATTAAACAAGGGGCTATTGGAGCTGCAATAGTTACCTCACTTGAATTTGTATTCGGCGTAATTTTGAATCTAGTCCTAAAGCTAGGAATTTGGGACTATTCAAACTTACCTTTCAATATATTGGGGCAAGTTTGTCTTCCTTTCTCACTCGCGTGGTTCGGATTAGCTCTTATAGCTATCTTCCTCGATGACTATCTCCGTTGGAAATGGTTTGACGAGGAAATTCCGCACTACCATCTTAAAGACAAAGTTTGCCATTAAAACGAAAAATAGGGGAGAACCTTAATTAAAAGGTTCTCCCCTATTTTTTTTTATTTATTTTACGTCGATAATGACGATTTCAATATCTCCCTCAATGGCCTTGCTAGCCGTGAAGGTAATACCAGATCCAACAGTGGCCTGTGCATCATCAATCTTGTTATAGTCATCATGGTTACTAATCCAGGAAATGATTGGAGGTACATTACCATTCTTGCCACACTTCAAATTAGTATTGCTATAAGAATAGGTATAAGTATCTCCAGAATGTACCCAGTTAGCTTGAGCAAGAGTAGCAGTATAAGAGACGGTAGTTACTTCATCCATCTTATTATCTGTCTCGCTCTTACTATATACATCTAGGTTAGTTCTTGCGGCCGCCGCAGTTGTAGCACCGGTACCACCAGCCTTAATGGGTAGAGTACCGAACTTTGGAACGCCAGAAACATCTGCAAATAATGCTCCAGTACCTAACAAACCAGAGACGCCATCAGTAGAATCTCCAGTTACAATAGCACCTTTCTCGATAGATACCATCTTAACTGCATCAGTACCATTACCGAGTAGTAAAGCATTAACTGTCAAGGTTTTCTGTCCAGTACCACCTTGTGCAACAGTAGCAGTCATATTAGTAAGAAAGATATCATCAATGTCGATTTCTTTGGTATCTTTCTTCAAAATAGAAGCTGCATATGCGTTAACTTGAACGCGTCCACCAGCACTATTAGAAATGTCAATAAATAGATTGCCTGTATCTTCGCAGAAATAGGCATATCCCTCATGCATGGGGATTTGAGTGAGAAGCTCTTCCTCACCTTTATAAATCTTAAATAAAGCCATTATTAAATCCTCCCTTTAATCAAGGCTTTTCTATAAGGTCTTGGAAAGATCCCCATGAAACAAGGCTCTATACCTAATCTTTAGAATAAGCCGTTTTTGATGTATCTCCATTGCCGCCAATTAGCGAGTTAATATAATTGATTGAGTAAGTCTTATTGTCAACATTTTCCTTGTAAGACTGCTCAATTAAACTAGAAACGCCACCAGTTAATTGCGCTCTATCCCACTCACCAGCATTAGTTTTATAATACCAGTAAGATACATCTCCGCCATTATCAAGCAAAGCCCAAGTAATAGCAAAGATTTTATGAGAATCAATAGTACCAGAATAGTGTTCCTGAATATAGGTGACACCATTGGCTAAACTAGCAGCGAACTCCGCAGTTTCAGTTAAATGATATTCAGCCTCAATATTAAGAGCATCACCAACAGGACCTTTAATACTTTTCTCACTAGCTTTCCATCCATTAGTGGTTAAAGTATACAAAACGCCGGTCTCGCTATTGAGATAAATATCTCCGATTCTCGCGCCATCAATAGTCGTGGTTGCTCCATCAGTAGTAATTTCAAGACCTGCGAATAGCTTACTACCAGTTGGAATCTTGAAAGTAAAGGTTACTGTGTCTTTGCTAGTAATAGCAGAAGTAACAGACCCTTGCTCTGCTGAACCAACAAAAGTAGAAGAAACTGCGGGCTTCGGAGCCTATGGGAGCTTAAATTCAAGCTGCCATTCGGTACCTTCCGCATTTGTTAGTGTCCTTTCAACTAGCGGGACCGCAGGTTTAAATCCCTCATCGCCTTCGATATAAGGAGCGATAGCACTAGCTTGGATCACCGGTAGTGGTTGCTAAATACTTGCTTGATATTCAAAGACACAGGTAGTATCATCTGTCTTACTAGTTACTTTATAAATGAAACCAGTGGCTTCATTGATATAGTAATCTCCAACTCCATAATTGGCGAAAAGTGGATCGGTAAGAGTATATGTTTTATTGGTTCTTTGCCCTAACAAGCTACCATAATAGAACTTAACCGCACGAGGCAATTCAAAATGTAATTTAGGTTCATTGACCGTTCCAACATCAGTTATTTTAGGCTCAAAGTCTGGCGCTCTGGTAATCGTCTCTGGTGCAGCCATTACTTGGCTACGAGGCAGAGAGAATGTCAAGATAGGATGCTTGTGAAGAGTATCTTCTTCGCTATAACCAAAACTTACAGTTGGCTCAGCATTAGCATTTAATACTTCGTGAAGAATGTTACTGTCTAAAAATTCCTGAGCTACAGGTAGTTGGAATTTAAGTACAGGTCGGTTAATATCAGTTAAGTCAAGTCTGACTTTAGGTTCTTCTCCAACACTAATTACATCGACTGTAACCTAATCAATTACTTGAGATTGCGGGATATTGAAATGCAAGGTTGGATTGTCAATATCATCATCGTTATATTCAACACTTGGCTTTTCATCCGCATTTAGAACGGTTGCTTCTTGCGGCATTGACAATACCTATGCTCTTGGCAACTTAAATTGAATAACTGGCATATCTTGGTTAGATAAATCAGTTTCAATGTCTGGCTGTTCATTCGCATGAAGCACGATTGCGGGTTTTGTAATACTAATCTTTGGAGTATTACCAGTGCAAGAAGAAATGAGCTTATAGCTAAGACCGCTTCCCTCTCCCGCAGACTCGTCATATACTTTCTACCATAAAGTAGAGTTTAAGTTTTTCTTGTCACCCGCATTTAAGTCATAGTTCATGCGAGTCATGTATGTAGCGTCAGATGGCAAGCCATAAGACACCATAACAAATTCGCCCACAGAGATAGGAGATGCCCATCCTTTATCTAAGTCAACTTGCGCTCCATCAGGACCGTAATAAGACTCAAATATCTTTTTAATCTCGAAGCTCTGTCCAGCAGGACCTCCGTAGAAAGATTGCATGTCTATACCTCCTTATCCCTAGAGTGGATCGTAAATAAAGTCTACAATCACGTTATCTAACTCGCCAATAACAGTTTTATCTTCCTTGTAAACTCCATTTAGACCTTGATTTAAAATTGCACTACCTTTTTGAAATGCAGCAATGTAAGTCTCATTGGCTTCATTATATCCATTCCAATAGGTTTTATAAGCATCAGAAGTTGGGTCAGTAGGCTCTTCTCCTAATGCAGCGATAGCAGCCTCAAGAGCCGTCTTAGCCTCCTTGATAATCTTCTCGCCTTCTTGTTTCTTACTTTCTGATTCTTCCTCGTCTTTAATATAAACCGTAGGACGAACGAATTTCATGCTTGTAATAACAATATCTTCATCAAGCTCATAAATACCAGTGCGACCGATCATGATAGTCTTGCTAGCATTCATGACAACTTGCGCTCCCGGTGGAGCCTGAATACCAACTTTGGTAAACTATTTGGCACTAGAAGCACTTACAATATCATTGTAAATATCAATTCCAGAGGAAATATAATGTTTTCCATCGCCAGTGCTACTTGTATCTACTACACGATAGTAGATTTGTCCAATAGCAGACATCGCCGTCTCCTCCTTATACTCGTGTTAAAACTTCTGTTGCAGTAATACTCATAGTGCCATTATAAGTAAGAGGAAGAGAATATTGAGTAATTTGATAATTACCATAGATATTGCTATCTTTATCTTCAACCCTAATTATATTATTAGGCTCTATATAATATTTCGGCAAACAGGTTAAAGAAATAGTAGTATTATAACATAAGTTCTAATACATCATTTCTCGAATTTGGTCAAAGCAACTAGTTCCAGTAGTGCTTATTGAAAACATATCATAGTATTCATTGGTTAGAATAAAGAATCTCTAACCAATCCCTTGATATTTAACAATCAAGTCCTAATCTAATCCTTCAATAAATACAACATCAGGAACTTCGCTATTATATACGGTTTTTATGTCATTATTATTAACGACTTTAGTCCTACGGCCAATATTCTTAATAGAATACTTACCGAGGGCGGAACTAGTATCTATAAAATCTAGCCAGAAGTTAATAGAACCTGGGTCATTAAATACATCGGGGTTCCAATGATTTGTAGCATCCCAATTCTTGTTCATTGGATTATATAGATTACGCCACTCCGCGATTAGCTCTGAATCATAATAGTTATCATAGACACTATTAGATACCTAAGCATTAAGAGCACGACGGTATAGCTCTTCTCTCCACTCGTCGCATGGAGTACCTATTAAGGTAACTACATAACCATCCACGCTGTATTCATCAAGAGTATTGAAATCATAACGCACAATAAGGTTAGATTCTTTATCTTTGACTTCCCACATATTCTACATAGCTAGATCAATATCTGGCTTATCATCAATAGCAAGATGATAACGGATAGACACCTCTACGCCTGTTGAAGTCTTACGCTTACCCCAAACATAAAAGTCATTCTTCACATTATCATACTTAGGATTGCGGGTAATCGCGGTTGTCGTGTCAAGATCGGTAAGCGAGTATAAAAACTTTGCATTATTATATGAACGTACATAGTCTTCTGGACTTAACTCTAATAGAGGACTACCGGTATTAAGATAATTCTTAATCTCTTGAAATACGAACTTACCATCTATATTATAGAAATATTCATAATTGCCAAGAGTGCTAACAATCTTGTCTAATAAAGTTACTACCGTGTCTCCCGCATTTAATACCAACTCTCCTGGATAAGTAAAGTCAGTATACTTATATCCAGCATCTTGTCCATAACTAAACATATGCGGATAATCTTCTTGCGCTTCAAAGCTCAAACTCTAATAGTCATTGGAGAAATATACTGGCTTGTCTCCCATATATCTTACTAACATCTTAATCTCTTCATCAATGTCAGTAATAATAATATTCTCAATAGCTTCTCCGCCCCAATGATTTACCGCTTCGTAGATAATTTGGAAGATAGTAGGATATTGAATCTCTACATCTCCATTATCAAGCTAAACAAGACTTTCATGGAAGGTTACTGACGCTGGTAAGGTGCCACCCGCAGTTCCATCCAATAAACACATCTTATCTTTACCCGTAATAGAAATATTCCAACCACTAGTAGAGCGGCTAATATTAGCAGAGGATAAAACAAACAAGCCGCAAGGAAACCAAATAATATCTCCATAGTCCTTATAAGACTTTAATGGATTGTCATACCCAATCAAGACCTTAATCTTCTTGTTAATAGAAATCTCATTATCAATATCCTCAAGATTGCTATTATCAATAGAAGCAAGCATAGTAAGGTTAATGGTTCTTCTAATTGCGGAAGAACCATTAACGCTCAAGTTGCCACTCGTGATAGAACCCTAAATCTCTTTAATAGGTTCTTCGTCCTTGAAAGAAAGGAGAATAATTTTTGCATACTGTACTCGCATATGCAACTTATCTAACTAGGTTAGAAAATCCATGTCATTAAGATACTCAAACATAAATATTAACTCCTTTCTTTACTGTACTTCATTGTTGTCTGCGCGGTTAGACATTTATAGTTAATAACCGCAAATTGTGGTTTCTATAAAGCAATATACTTAATCATACCATCCATCGGGCTAAGGGTATATCGACCAGTTGGACCGAGCATAACTGGATGCTTATCGCTACCATCTTTTTCTTGGCCGATATATAGGATGGTTTGCGGGTCTGCTTCAATGTCGAAGGAGGTAATATCAGAGAAGGAATAATAGATAATTCCATCTGTCCATTTACCATCTTCATCTTGCTCAAATCCACCTTGAATATTATAGATAAACTCTACTTGCTTGCGAGTTTCTTCTTCTATAATATCATATAGATTGATAGTCTTATAAACATTATAGTTCGTATTATCTACCAAGATACGACCCAACTTATCTTCTTCCACAGTAGAATCACTATAGATACGATACGGAGTCTCGCCAGGTCCATAGTAATACTTATAGTTCTTTAAGACTTTATCAGTTCCGCTGAAGATACCAGAAATCTAGCCCCAAATACGGGAAGTATCAATAGATTCTACTTCGCCGACTTCATCATTTCTTTCTCTTGTTAAAGAGCAGACATAATTCACAATAATAGGGTATTTAACAGATTTTATAGTTAAAGAGCTGACGCCCTCTCTGACACTATATAACCTATTTGGAGCTACAATAATATCAGTTCCATTAACAGCAAGTTTAACCGCAGAAGATGAAGCATTACTTGCGGCTTCTTTTAGTGCCGCCCAACGAGTAAATTCAGCTTCTGTCTCTTTAGTATCTTCTCCAGCTTGCTCTTGTTCAGCTTTCTTTGCCTCTAACTCGTAAATCTTACCATCAAAGTCAATAGTTGGATATCTCTCAATCCAGAAGGAATCGACATTAATAAGAGACAACTTATATCGACCATCACCAACCGCAATCTCTTCCTATTGCTTAATTAAAGCATAGATATCATTTCCTTCAGGACATCCTGAATAGATACCACTAATCTGACCAAATGCAGATTGTTTTTCGGTAGATACTTCATTACTAAAAACTCCAATATCAGTAATACCAATCTCGTTAAGATTTTCAAGCGTATTCTCTAAAACTTCATAAGCAGTAGCAGAGAACTCAAAAATCATACGCCCTAGGGATGCATTAGGTGTCATTGATACATTTATTAGGCCAACAATAATGTTTCCCTCAGTTGGAGATTTATAGAGTTTATAAGTAAAGTCATTAAGGAACTATTCAGCTTTCTCTCTAAACTTACGCTCTACAAAAATATTATCATCAGTAATATTAGTATCAATAGCAAGATAAGAAGGAATAGTAGTCTCTCCTCTTGTTGCCATAGATACACTAAACTTATCTTTAGGGATTACTAATTCATTATTATAATAATAACCATCTGTCCCTAAAGTAAAGAAGGTCTAATCTTCATCCATCTAAAAACTGATTAGACCGCTAATTGGAAACTCGGCATAATAAGCATAACCATTCTTCGCTAAATGCGGGAATTGGTCTCCGAGGGTATCTTGCTTGCTCGCTAGTACCGTATGCTTAAAACTACTGAGCTTTTGGTTATACTTTAAGCGCAACTGCACTCCGTCTCTATATAGATAAGAGTATTCAAAGTCAACGCTTCTCGCTGGAATAGGAGAGCCGCTTTCTTGCAAAGGTGCGCTCCGCAATCCTTGAGAGTTTTGATACTAGAAAGCATACTTATATTTGATACCACTCTCGATAATAAAATCTGTATAAATTAAACTATCATTAAGAGTTTCTTCAAAGTAATTAAAATACTTTAAATCCTCATATACTTGATAATTACTCTCCTCAGATGCACGAGTAAGTACATAACATCCAGTTAATGGATTCTTTGCGGTTAGATAAACTCGCATACAACCGTTTTCACGACAATAGACATCTGTATCATCTACACGCATTGTTACGCCTTCTAATGCTTCTAAATATACTTTAACAGCTTGGAAGTCATAGAATACTCTTGCTTCATATCCGTTGCGCGTTACAATAGAAAAATAAACTTTATAAGACTCGTTATTTATCAACATAGTCTTAAATCGGTAAGAATTATTCTTGCCACTCATTGCTTGAATCCAGTCAGATGATTCAATTAAATCTGTTCCAGTTTCATCATATAGATCAAACTTATATTTCTCCAACGGTTCCTCAGAAGCATTATCAATATAATCTCCTACAAATAATGGAGTTAAACTAGCCTCTGTCTACCTACTAGCAATAACATCTGTTCTTAAAGTACCGGCATTCTCGATATAAATTTCTGGTTGCGCGATAGCTTTAATGATCATAACAGTGGACCATTCAGAGAAAGTCTGATTGTTAATCTATTCTTTCTTCCATGCAGCAAAAGAACTTAAGTCAGTAGGAAAACTAGTAGATCCAAAGCGTAATTGAATCTTATAGCACACGCCCGGTGACCAAGATTTCCGCAAATCCGCAGTTAGGATTTTAATTCCATAAGGACTAGATTCTTTAGTCAAATCCACATTCTTATAGATAATATTATCTGGGTATTTCGAAGTATTTACAATGCTAGAATTTGAGCGCTATTCAACTACTCGAATTTGAATATGTTTAATAGTCTCAGCACTCGTCACCTTCTATAGAGTATACTTGATTTCATAGTCTGGTGTAGTGGCTAAAAATGCAGGCTATGTACTCTATAAAGTAGGCGGATAAATACTAATTGGCATATTCCGCGCCTCCTTTTTCTCTAACTCTATATATTATAAAAATTGCTTTGGTTAAGATAATTAAATCCGTCCAAGCAAAAAGAAAAGAGGAAGAGACTTAAATCTCTTCCTCTATCATAAACTCAAGAGCTTCTGCGATACTAACAGAGATATTCAAGTTCTCAATATCTGACATTTTAACTTTAACAATAGGAACATCAACTTCTGTTTCCGCAATCGCAGTTAACTCCTAATTAACTGTATCTATTTGCTATTCAGGAATACTGTATCCACCCTCGACTTCTACTCCATAAGTTGCTGCAACTGATTGACGAGCAAGATCAATATCTTCAACAATAGGAGTTAAAAGTTTAATATTCCTAACAATAGCAAATGATACCTTCGCGGGAAGCTTGGTTTCCAGATCGGAAGCCAAGCTTGTCAATCCCCGATACATTGTAACAATATCTTTATTTAACATGGTTATCTCCTTTAACTCACGCATTAACCGCAGTCTATAATGCAATAAATACATCAGCGGTAATAAGTGTGCCAGTAGTCCTATCTGTGTGTGCTGTTACTTGGCTTACACTTAATGCTTTAGCTAAAATATTATATTTGGCGGCTGTTACTAATTCACCAGAGCTAACTTCCGCATCACTATAATCAACTCCGCCAGACTAATTTTCCCAGTTCTTCCGCTATTCTACTCTAGCAACCAAGGTATTCCACTTACTAGCTGAAAGTCCACCAGATATCTAAATAGTTTTATCAGTGTCTACACTACTACCCCATGAAAACTCAGCTGGCTTTGTATAAAATACTAAAGTATCAGATGCAGAGCCTAAATTTTTGCTGCTTGCGGAGCTATATGTTGTTCTTGGACCCGATTCACTCCAATCGCTCCACTCTCCATACTTAGTAGTAGTATTTCCTTTATCATCTTTTTCTGTCGTTTTAGTACGAGTTCGAGTGCGTGTATAAACTTCTTTTTTTTGTTTTGCACTTCTTGTAGCTGAGAGCCTTCCTGTGACGCTACCTCTCGATCCTGCTGTCATTCCACCAATGGTAATGGTTCCAGTCTTAACAGAACTAGAACCACCATTACCACCACTAAAACTCCAATGCCAAGTAGTAGTACAACCAGCAACATCATAAACTACCTGAGTGACGGTTTTCTACTGAACTTGTTTAGTATCTGTACTTGTTACAGTAGACCATCCAGAACTGTGTTCAGGCTCATTAGCAGGGATATACCACCCACTTCCATCATAACTAATTCGCACACTAGAACGACTTGCACTGACAAAAGTAAGAGAAGCACTCGGCATTATTTATCCCTCCTTAAGCAAATCTTGCATAAATACCAGACTAGTTGGCCGCTGGCACTGTACAAGTTAACCTATTACCATTCAAGATGATATAATTTGCGGCACGTAGAGCTACGTTACCATTTCCATATGTTGCTTGAATAATAACGCTTCCACTACCACCAGTTGCCTACAATCCAAAGTTATAAGTAGTACCTTGGCTATCTTCTCCTTCGACCATACCAACTCTACCTAATCTGGTATAAATATTACCATCACTTTGCAAAATAGTACCACTAGCAGAGATTGAATCTTCTCCAATCGTCCATCCGCCAATACTACCCCCATCACAGTTAAGGTCATCACAAACAATTCGGCCACTAGAATATAGATAGGTACTTCCGCCTCGTAGAGAACTACTACTAATGGTCCATCCACCGATCTCGCCATTATCACATTCAAGTCTATCCGCGGTAATATTACCACGAACTTCTGCGTTCTTACAAGAAAGTTTTCCGCCATTGGTAACATAGAAGTAAGTACCACTCTTACTAAAATCTGGAGTATCACCGGGATTACCGGTATCTGCGCCAGACCAGAATACATAGGAGCCAGAGCTAGCCATACCAATTTTATTGTTATTGCTAGATAGAGATCTACTCTTGAGAGTCCATCCGCCAATATTGCCTTCCTTAGCGTAGAGAGAACCTTTTTTAGAAACTGCAAAATAGCTATCTCGTGCAGAAGTTGAACTTGTAGCACCAGCCCAAATAGCAAATTCTTCGTCCTTATCACTATTTAACTCTACTCTTGTTGCTCCGCTTCCACTATATAATTTATTCTTCTCGATAGTCCATCCATCATTGCTACTTCTACTTGTGCAACCAATCTTACCAGATTGTGCAAAAATCTAACCTTCAATAATCGCAGATGTTGCTTTTAAAGCACCATTATAGGTAACTTCAAAAACTCCTCCCCCTATTTTAATAGCAGTAGTATTATTGCCCGGATTAAGATCGGCAAAATTGATTGTCATACCAGTGGAGTTATCTCCTCCGCCGCCGCCTTTAATAGAACCGGATTTACCGTTAATCTCAATACGGCCGCCTCCACTAGAAGCTCCGAAGAACGCGGTACCATCTTCCATTAAACCGAAAGTATTAATGCCCTCCTGATAGCCATATAAGCCTACTTTGTCTTGGCCACTATCTTTACCCATGACTACGCCAGTAAATCTATTTTGGCTATCTTTTGTTCCTGCACCAACTTGTGGAGCAAATACATACTCTCCATCGCCAGTATCAAGAGCAGTTCCATCCCAGCCATTAATAGCTTCATTACCATAAGTATCGAGATACATGATAATTGGATGAATTAATCTATCGTTACTATTTGGAATAGCAAGATTTAATACTCCGATATTGCTCTAATCATTATCCTTAATATTCTCAAAGATAAAACTAGAAGCTGGCTCTAAGTATTTCTTACCATTATCTGTCTTAATAGTAAGGATATTGGTGTTTAACGAAGTAATGTTATCATTATAAGCTACATCATTATAATAGAAGTTAATATCATTACTATAAAATGATGGAGTTAAACCAGAAGAATTATACTTGATATAAGACGGAATAGTATCAATATTAATAGCACTCGCTAATGTAGAGCCAACGATAACATCAAGAGGATAAGAAGCGTAGATATCAACCGAGCTATTATCGTCTTTAATAGTAACTTGAACTCTCACATAGAAAGCCAATTCTGCATTAGGGGTATCTGCGGAAATCGTAGGTATACCGCGCACTAGGACTCGATCAACGGAATCAGTAACCACTTCTTTGTTCTCTACTGTGACATTTGTTCCTTGCCATTTATATGTAATAGAATACTTACTATTACCGTTAATCAATTCTCCGTCTTTATAAACATAACAACGAACTCTAATATCATTAGTCCATCCATTATTATATCTTAAAGGCTGTAATCCACTTAATTTTACACCATCCGAATTACATGGACGAATTGCGGTAATATATGTAGTACCATTAGTCCCCTAGTCGCCATCTTTCAAACAAAGAATCTCTTTATTAAATAGATAAATAGATTCTGTAATCGTTCTTATTTTTACAATAACTGTATTATTACTGAAATTAACTCTATACTTCTATTTAATATTGTAGTGTAAAATATTATATTTGTCAACCCAAATATTCTCAAGCATGGAGTTGTCCGGACTATAAGCAAGCTCTTTAGAGGTAGGGATCTCGTATTCTTTATTATTCACATCTTTCATTAACCAAGACACGAAATAAGAAGTACCAAATCCTTCCTTCCAAGCTAAATTAACCTATAGAGTTCTTTCTTTCTCTGCGTCTTCAATAGAAATATCGCCATTAGCATCGTATCTAAAGGAATCTTCACCGATGTAACTAATAGTTACATCATCTTCGCTCTCACTATTCACAATAGTATGTTCTAAAGTTCCGATAAACTCTCCTGCAGAATTATACACCATGCAATAGAAAGTCACAGAACTGTATTGCAAATAAGAACTTACGACAATCTCGGACTTCTTTTCTCCTTCCGGCACAGAGCTGTAACTATCATCGGGATAAGACAAATACCAATCTCCCACCAAAGACTCACTATCAGCATTATTTCTAATCTGTAGTTTAATATCAGCTCCGTCAGTAACTTGCTCAATAGAATAATCATAACTTACATTACGATTCCATATAGCGATTTCCGCGGTTAGAGTAATACTATCATTATAAACGACTACTAACTTATACTTCTATTGATATAGAATATCAGTTGCATCAAGAGTGAGAGAATTAGATGTCTATCCGGCAATCTTTCTCCATCCGAAGCCTGCGGACTTGCTATATTCATCGCTACCAACAACCACGCTTAAATCTCTCTCATACCATTGGCAAACACACTTCTTACTATCCATAATGTCTTCGCCATTATAAATTAAGCGTCCAACTAAATTCAAGCTAGATACTTTATCCGTAAAGGCAATACCTTTAGGAGCAGAAATCGTGAGATAATAGGTCGTATCACTTAAATCTTGCATATCAACATATTGAAGAGAAATATCTTTCACAAAAATATTAGCAACAGTTCTATTCTCTTCATCTGTAACTATGCCATTCTTAACAATTTTATCATAGACAAAGTCTTCTTCAAACAGTCTAATAGATTTAAGTCCCATTAAATAGTTCTTCTGCGCCTTAAGGATAATCTACTGCGGAGAGTAGACTGAGAATCCATAAGGATTGCCGTTAAAGTTCTAGAGATCTAGTCTATATTTTACGCTACTATTATCCTTGGTATAGAACTCAACCTCAATGCCATAATTACCTTGATTATGGACATTATGAAACTAAGTCAAAAAAGACGCTTTCAAGCGAATATATTCATAATTATTAGAATACTGTTGGAATAGACCATGGTATCCATTCTACTCATACTCTTCACTATTTTGAAAAATATAGGTAGAACTTCCGGTCTCTCCAACTGGCGTTCCCGCAATTACTCCGTAACTTTGTGAAGCGTCATACGCTCCATCATACAATGCATCAAAAGTAGGAGATACTTCAAATACAGAGTTAGTTAAATCGGATAACTAAGCGTTAGATAAAGACTTCGCAGTCACCAAGGAAGTAATCAACTTCTTATTAGAGAAATTACCTTCTGGCACTTTGACATAAACCACGTCTTTAATAGAATAGCTTTTACTAGTATCCTCGCTAAACGCGGAAAAGATGTTGCCATTATATCTAACTTTGTATTCTCCAGTATCTACATCTACAATAGAATAAACGGTGGCTTGGATAGTTTTATCATATTTTAACTATCTTACCTTTTCTTCCGTAATAATATCCATAGCCTGTAATAGCTGTTCAGATATATTATTCATGTCTATCTCCTTTCACTCCTTTAATAAGGAGAGCTAAAAAGCTCTCCTTATTAAGTCTTTCTTCTGGCCCACTGTGCAGCATCATTAGTAAGACTAATAAATGCTTCCTCAATTTCAGTGCGGCTAGTCACGTTCGGGAACTCTACTTTATCAATATGAACAGTTTGCTCAATAGAATCTTGAATTGGCGTAGTAGCGACCGGATTGAGCTTCTGACCCATAAGAGCCATTGCCGCAATCGCATTACCGTCAAGAGATTTCTCAATAGACTTAAACAAATCAGTGCCGATAGTTCTTACAGCTTGGACTGCTGCAAGAATATTCTCGGTATCACTTTGATTTAGCACCAATTCCTTTTGATGAAGGAAAGCAAGCTTTGCATCGTCAAACAAACCAGTATATCCACCAGTGTTTAAGCCGTAATTCTTCTTGAGATTCTCAAGATGTTTACGCCATTCGTCCTCGGTGTCATACTAACCAACAGCCCAACCTTGCGCGGAATCGCCCTTATGGTATCCGCTGAATTGTTCTTTTTCGTTAGTATAACCCATACCTTCGCCAGTAATCTTATCGCCACGCTGATTAAGCAGTCTATTAAAGGTATCATCACCATAATCAATCCAACCATTGATTAAGCCTTGTTCAATCATAGCCGCATAATCTGTATTTTTATCATAGCCCTTAGAAGAAGAGCCACTCATACCAGATTTAGAACCAGCGTAACTAGCCTGCGCAGATGCTAAGGCTTGCAGCGCTTCGACCGTGTCCCAGATAGACTACGCTAACTCTAAATAGCCGTCGGAAGCGTTTTGAGCTGCATCAATCATATCCCACAGAGTATCCTTAGCTTCATCGCCGCGTTCTCTTAATTGATCCGTAGCTTCGGAAACCTTATCAGTTTCTTGTGCCAAATTATCAAGAGTAGTACCAGTTTCAGAGGCGACATTTTGAACTTTATCCTTATAGTTATCAAAATCTCGTTGTGCTTGATCTAATAACTTGCGGAGTTCATCCTCAAAATTCGTTGTATTTTGAGTCATGTCGTCAAGATCCTTGGCATAAGTATTATTGAACTTGTCGATAAGATCGGTGTTGTTGCCCGCAATCTCTTTTAGCTGTTCGCTATTCTTCATCAAAATATCAGCAATACTTTCACCAGAATCGGCTACTAATTGCTTCAATTCTTCTGTGGTAATACCAGTTAAGTCGGTAATAGTATCGCCTGTGATAATTGCATTATCAATTAAGTTCTTATTACCCGCTTCTGTCATATCAGCGATTGCGTTTTGTTTTTCCTCTTCGAGGTACTTAATCTTCTCGCTATAATACTTATAGATTTCTTGGGCCTATGCTGAACGCTCTTCGTCGGTAAGTGTCATATCAGAATAGATGTCTTTAATCTTATCCTAGCACTCTTTCCAAGTAGAAACAATCTCGCCAGTTACATCAGTTACCTGTTGTTTAGCGATATTATACCAATCATTCTCTGCGTCAAGAAGATTTTGCTGAGCATTAGCAATATCATCTTGGTTAGCAGTATATTGATAGTTCCAGTTACCTTGGCTATCTCTTACTAACTGAATTTGATTCTTAGCATTTTGAGCATCTTCAAGAGCCATCTGAGCCTGTAATACTTGATATTTAGCATTGAGAATATCAAGGTCATACTGAGATAGCTTATTGCCTTCTCTGCGTTGATTAATTTCCTCTTGGAGAGCTTTTAATCTTTCCTTGTGCGCAGAATTGGTAGTGTTGTCGATGTCTTGTTGAAGCTTGTTATACCAAGCAGATACTTGATATGCTTCATTTACTTTATCAAAGTAACGTTCATTTTGCTCAATATAATGATCGTACTTATCTTGTAGCAAGTCAAGACCAACACCATTAGATACCGCTTGACCAAATTCATAGACAGCTTTCTCGATTTGCTGGAGATACATATCTTGTGCTGTTTCCATTGCCTCTTGAGCAGAAGATAGATAAGCTTCTTGAGCTTTATTAAACTCTTCTAGATATGCGTCTCTTGCTTTCTTATAAGCATCGTAGCGCAAATCGGTCTCATCTCCACCAAGAGAATCGAGTTTTGCTTGCGCTTCCTCTAATCTCTGAGCAGCCTATTCGTACCAACCTCTTTGCAGTTTAGCGGATGCTAACTAAGCGTTTAGCTTTTCTTGGCTATTCTTTTGGAGACGATTAAATCCTTCCGCGGTCTTATAAGTTACACCTTGTAAAGTATAAAGCTCTTTAATAGTATCTAGTACAGAAGTATTATGCTCTAACTGATCAGTAAATGCTGCAAATCTCTCAGAAGCCGCATCAACAGCATCTGGAACAATATCCTCAATAGAGTTTGCCCATTCCGCGATAGCTTTTGCAGAATCCACGATATTACCTTGCAAGCTCTTGATTTCATCCATGATGGCTCGTCTATCTGCATCATCTGTAGTGCTTTCGTAAAGCTCTTTAAGAGAATTCCACTCTTCTTGATAGCTTGGCAGTAATGCTGCCTCAGCTTGCGCGCCTTCCGCGGATAATTTAGCACTTTCAAGACCATGAGTTAAAGCATCACCAAACATTTCAGCAATTTCTTTAGACAAGTCTCTGACGGCATCTTTCATAGACTTCACGTCTAGAACAATCTCCATCTTAAACTTGATTTCCTCAAGTTTCTTGTCAGCAATAGAACGAGCATTTTCTTGAATATTATCTATGGTATCACGAACTACATCTAGAGTGCTTTCATATTGCTCAAGTGCTTTCTGGCGCTGTTCAAAGAGTTTCTTCTCTGCATCAAGCTGATTCTTAAGAGCTGTATGCTCTTCTTTGCTTAAAGTCTTACCAGCAACAGCAAGATTATAACGCTCAACTGCGGCATTATAGAGATTAAGGTTCTCTCTTAATAGATACTCATAGTTAGTGATTTCACCATCTGCGCCGATTTGCGCGTCTGCAAAATACTTCTTAACTAGGGCAGAATCTTGAACAAGATAATCTTGTGCTTCTTTCAGCTTTTGATTATAAAGTTCTTGTTGCTTCTCAAGAGCTTTGATTTCATTCTCGTAACCATCAAGAGCATCGGTTCCCCAAGCCCTATCTGTAGTGTTACTTAAATCATCAAGCAAGTCATCTTGTCTCTGGATTTCTCGATTGATCTCGTGGTAGCGGTCTTCAACTTCTTGAAGAGTCTTTAAATCCTCTTTGTCGTAAGTTTTACCCTTGCTACCGCCAGAACCCTTTGATCCTTTTCCACTAGAGACATTGTCAAATAGATTATCCAAATTGACAGCGGAAGCGCCAATTTGAGCGATCATACCTTCAATGTCATTAGCAGATGCACCTGCGGAATCAGCAAGATTTTGATACTTCGCTGCAAGATCCGCCCAAGCCTGTTCACTTACAGTATCGGCTTTATCAAGCATTTTCTAGGTGTCTTGCAAGACAGCTGCTTCTTGACTTACACCAGAAGAGCCAGTATATTTAACGCCAAAATTATTGCCGCCAGTGACAGCCCCAGCATCATTATTAGCAACAGCTTGCATATTTGCAATAGCCGTGCGAGCGAACTCAGCAGAAGACTGTGCCGCAGAACTAAAGGCAGAATCCCAGTTTTGAGCAGTAACTAAGCCATTGTCATATGCAGAATCCGCAGTTTTCTCTTGGTTATCTAATTTAACAGTAGTAGATGCTTTACTATTTAATTGCTCTAAATCTGATAGACCGCCAGATAGTGTGGCCTAGGCCTCAGAAGAAGTCATTGCAGAATCTGTTTCTGCTCCTGCTAGAACAGCTGCGGCAGTTGCCATCTATTGATATACTTGCTGTTTAGCACGTAATAAAGTTGCTTGATTTTCAAGACGAGAAACGGTCGCTTCTCCATCAGCAGCAACTTCTCCACGCGCCGCGGCAATAGCATTCTCAACCATGGTCTGATTCAGACGAACTGAACCATCTCCCATATCTTCCATACCCTGAATAATACCAGGGAATGTGTTATTTAGCTCTCGTATATCAGTTGCGGCAATTACAAAGTTTTTTCCAATTTTAGAAGCTTCATCTTGAATGTTTTGCATAGCACTCTTAATGCTATCAAATTCCTATTCAGCTTGTGTATGGATTTCTACGTCGACTGCATAGTTAGCATCTAGTAGTTCATCCATTGTATTGGTAAACTCTTCTGGATTGGCTTCAATATTTACTTCCCAATCGCTTTCTTGCTCACCTAAGAAATCTTTGAGTTTATCGCTTGCTTCTTTCGCATCGTTAGTTAAATCGTCAAGTTTAATTTGCGCCAATCGATCTTGCACGTCTTCAAGCGCTTCTGCGAATTTCTATGTACCAACTTCCCATGTATTAGAAAGCTCGATTGCATCAGCTTGAAGTTCCGGGTATTGGCTCTTAAGAATATCTAGCTAATCAATTAGATTTTGATATTCTTCATTATCGCCGATATTTTCATAAGTAGTGTCGCCAGATTGAATACTATCAATTAACGATCTAGCACTCTTTTCACCAGAAGTCGCCGCTTGGCTTAAACGCTCATAAAAACTAGATGGATCATAGGAATTTAAGCTAGCAATAAAGCTATTGTACCATGCTTCTGCATCTGTGATACCAAGAGTAGTCAAGTCTTCTTCATTAAGACCGAGGGCGGCATATAGCTCTTCTTGCGACATTCCAGTAAGTTGAGCAATATCATCAGGAGATAATTGAGCAAATAAAGAACTTAAATCAATAGATTCTGTTCCTTGCGCCAGTTGATTAAGAATTGTTGTAGCAAAATCAGCTTCGCCAAATGCATCGCCAAGAGAATTTGCTCCATCCACTAACTTTTGTAGACTTGCTTCGTAAGCGTCTTGATCAAAATTATCTAAACCTTCTCCTAGTGAGTCAATTAGCTCCTATTGAGCATAGGTTTGCGCAATCATCTTGCGCATATAATCATCACTTAATGCTTCATCGAAAAGATTTTCGCCACTAGAAGTTTGAAGTTGGCCCTTATTCCATCCGCCTTTGTAGTTTAACTGGTCGACATCGGTACGACCTAAAACCATGCTAGCGTATAGTCTAGCTAGTTCTTCATCTCCATTAATAGACTGACCGATATAACTACCTAATGCGCTATTGGAAGAATAATTAGTTTTTGCGACAGTTACATTAGAAATCGCCTAATCTCTTTCTTCTAATGCCTATGCCTCTCGTGCAGCGTAGACATCGAGCAGACTATTATAGATATCTTCACTATCTCCTGCAATATCCTTCAACGTATCACTACGATTTTCTTCAATATTATTCTTGAGAATTTCTTTTGCATAGTAGTCATTCGCATCACTAGCATCTTTAGTAGAGGTAATAAGAGTTTCTAGCTCTGTTCTAAAATCTTCAAGCTTTGTTGTGCTTAATTCTAATCCAGGTAAAACTCGCTTAAGTTCAGTCTCAAACCCATCTAGAGAAAGAGGCTCTTGAGTATCAAGGATACTCATTGCAGCATCTAGTTCGCTATCACTTAGTGCTCTAAAATCTCCAATTAAACTTCGCTTAGCATTTGTGCGTTCGCTCTTAATATTCGCATTACCAGCATAAATCTGACCAGTATAAAGGGAGCTTTCAGCCTATCTTTCGCGTGCGTCGGCTTGTGACTGTAATTCTTCGAGCACGCCATCCGCGAATTGAATAATACCCTTATCGTCATAATACCACTTAGAGCGGTCAAATAAACCTTGAGATTCAATTAACTCCTTGGCTTTATCATTAGCAGTTTTAATAGCATCTGCATATTCTTTAGTACCTTCAGTTAAATCATCAATACTCTATACCGCAGAATCCCAATCATTGATAGTATTTTTAAGTTCTGTAGCGGCATTTTTTGCATCATCATACGCTTTACTTAATACTTCTACTCCTGCGGCTGCCTCTTTAGCAGCATCTGCGTCAGCATTATAGGCTTTTACAGTGGCATAAATGGCAACACCAAGAGCTGCAACAAGCGCAATATATGGAGCTAAAGCAATTAATCCAGCTACAATTTCTGCATTCGCTATTGCAGTTGCAGTTGCTACCTCTCCTTCAGCTTTAGCAAGGATCTTATCTGCTGCAGCTTTAGCAAGAGATGCAGTGATACCAAGTCCTTTAACAGTAACTTCCTTAGCTTCACTAATAGTTACAAGCTGAGTCGCTCCAGTCATTGCTTTAGTCAAAGTAATGACGGTAGGTAATAGCATTCCTAAACTTGTGAAGATAGTAATTAAACGTTCTCCCACGTCCATGTCAGAGTCTTGGAAAACATTCCCAATGCTCTTAAAGGCTTGCATACCCATAGCTAATTGAGAGAGATAAGTACCTGCGGAAACTATTTTATCAGCCCAATCTTTAGTCGCATAAGCATTTCTCTCTAAGGCATCCGTCACTTTCTTGTTCGCCTTTTCATACTCTTTAGTGACGTAAGCCATAGCTTCTGTAGCACTTTTGCCTTCTTTAAGAGCAGCTGTAAATCTAACGACAAGATTTACCTAGCGCTCTGGTAAGAAATTAGTTAAAGTGTCTTTCAAGATAGTTGACTGAGCATTTAAGTCATCTAATTGCCTGTCAACATCTTTAAAATAATCTAAAATCTCTTGCTCCGAAGCGCCTGGTTTGATTCCGCCCATCTCATAAGCAACTTTTTTTAATTCAGTGCTTAACTCATCGCTATCATTGCTTAAAGATTTAATTCTATTAGAGATGGCGCGTAAATCCACTTGCTTTTTAGATACAGATTCTAATCTGGTAATTATTCTAGCAATAGCTTCATCCGCAGAACGACTCTTAGAAATAAGATCCTGAACTCCAGTAACTGCATTTTTTACTACATCGCTGCTAGCGCTGCCTTTTCTTCCGCCTAAATATCTGTTAATATCACTTTTACTATCAACAGAGATATTATCCTTAATATCTTGCTTATACTGCGCCGCCAATTCTTCATTTAATGTGATCTAGCGGGCATACTCTTTAGACTGTTCTTGTAAAGACTGTAAATGATTAAGGTCTGCCTAAAGGACACTCTTTTGGCGTTCATTTAATTCATCAATCTTAGAATTAACTAACCCACGCAATTCAACCTATTTTTGTGTAATATCTAGAGCCTCTCTTGCAGGACCTTCAACGCCCATCTTTTCGATAGAAATGCTTTTGGCAAGTGTAGCAGCTTGTTGTTGAAGCGCTCTTGCTCTCTCCTACTCTTGATTAGTTAAGAAACCAATCTGAATAGCACTCTCTCGCAAGCTTTCAGCAATCTTATCTCCATAGACCTTGTTAATTAGTAGCACAGATGCCGCTAATACGCCATTCATACCACCCATAGCATCAATAACATCAGCTGTGCCGCTCAATAAAGGAGTAATCAAATCATCTACTTTAATGTAGAAATCTGGATTGATTAAACTATCATAAATATCCTCCGCGGCAGCCTTAGTTCTATCTCTAGCAGCTTCCCAAGATTCAGCGTAAATCTCGGCCTGTTGCTCTAACGCACCATCTGCATCTTGTGCCATAGCTAGATTCTCTTTGAAGAAATCCCAGTTATCCATCAATGCGATTAACTGTGTCCATTGGCGTACGCCTGCAACTGTCTCGGCTAGAGCAATCTTCTGATCTTGAGCAAGAGTATTCCATCTACTACCAAGATCATCGAGGATTTTGTCCATACCTTTAAGTTCTCCATTGGTATCCTTAATTTGAACACCAACAGTAGCAAGAGCCTGAGAATACTTATTCAAGGTAGTTCCGTCATCAAGAGTTTCTCCTTGATTCAAGCCCTAAATACGAGAGAATAAGGTTCTAAACGCAGTACCAACAATACTAGCGCTTTCACGAGTTTGTGCAGTAACGGTAGCAAGAGCAGATGCAGCATATTCATAGCTTAATCCTACTGTATTAGCTACAGCCGCGAACTTCTCGATACCTTCAGAAATTTCGTCAGAGCTAGATGCAGTCGCCGCACCTAACTTAACCATGACATCAGCATAATGTTCAAGACTCTAACTTCCATCATAGAAGTTGTTCCAAATAGCAGTTAATTGCTGGGACGCGGTTTCTGCGGTTGTGCCAGCTACATTAGCCATCTTGATCGTAGTTTCTGTACGATCAAGTACCTCTTGATCTGTTAAACCTTGCTGATAGTAAATTAAAGAAGCATCAGTATAGTTAGTCGTAGTCGTACTTAATGCTTTGGCTGCTTTATTTGCCTATTCAGCAAAACGGGCCATATCTTCCGCAGATTTCTCACTTACAATACGAATTTCATTAAGTGATCTATCTAAATTTTTAGAATACCCATAGGCTTGCTCTAAAGAACCAACAAATCCATGCAGTACGCTAGATGTTAGCTACCAACGCATTGTGTTCTTCATAGTTACCCATAATTCGTTCATCAGGGTATTGGTTCTACGCAACGGTAATTCAGCCTAAGTAATAGATGAAGCTACTTTCAAAAATGCCTCTGTACCAGCTGGGCCGAGCTAGACCATCTGATTATAATATGACCTTAAACTTTGTCCACTATCTTCTAATTTTTTATTAAAAACAGATAAATCTAATTTACCAGTGTTAGTATTTACTGCTGACTATAGATTCTTAGCTAAATCTAAAGCGGCAGTAGAAGCTTTCTATAGAGTAGGAACAACTTGAGATTTAGTTCCTAATGCCTATAGACTAGTGACAGCCTCTTGCAAAGATGCTTCAAACTTACTAGTATCAGCATTAACGCCAATCGTATAATTTAGACGCTTTGCCATAGTCCTTTTCCTCCTTTAACACCTATATAACAAAATAAAGGCTCTTGAGAATTAGTATCCTCAAGAGCCTTTTAATTCTCTACTTAATCTGAGAATTTAATTAGATTACTTAATCTTTTCCAACCACATCTTTGATTACGGCCAGAGTCTCTAGATTCTCACCATTCTTAATCTTGTCTAAAATTTCAGTAATCTGTGAATCTAATCCACCTGCATTTGCTGTCATAGCCTGAATAATGCCAGCCGCAGAAGAATTATATCTAGCAATATCGCTAACTGTATCATTTACGAGTTCTTTCATAAACTCGATTTCATCCTCTGGAATAGTAGAAATAATCTGATCAATCACGCCATTCTCTTCCAAAAGGTCGTAAGTCTTAGAAACTTCTGTCATTTGTTTCTCTGTAAAGGTAATATTTGCATACCACTTACATACAGCAATAGAAAAATAAACCTCGATTCTTACAGGGCTAAAACAACCGGTCATGTCATCAAGAGCATGATTAACAATGAATTGAATAAATTCCGCTTTTTCATCAACAGGAAGATAATTGCGGATTTCAAGCGTAATATCGTCAGTAAGCGGGCAATTGGTGGTAATTTTCTTAGCCTTTAGCCCCAGCTTAGTAAAAGTCATTTTCATAGGTATTAACTCCTTTAACTCATTTATATTTTAATTATACTAGATAATTAATCTTTTGTCAAGTTTATTAAAATAAAGATTTTAATATATTTGAATTTAAACTAGCAGAAATAGTCAATGTATTAATTACATCTCTAACCATCTGGCTACGTACATTAGCGGCTTCAATATCTGGTGCCCATTCTGGTTTACCATCCGCCGCAACAAAGCTATTATCCACCTTAGAGTCAGAAGTAGAAAAACCTCGAATCTCGGTCGATAGCCCTTTTAATGTATTGGCACAAATTCTATTAACAATACTTACAATAGAATAAACTTTGCCATTATACATTAAAAATTGCGCTCTGTCTAAACTGCCGATAGGAGAGCCTCCCGATACCAGCTATTCTCCAGAACCGCTAATCCATTCATTAAAGAAGGACGCTGCAATAGTAGACCGAATAGCATTATAAGCTTGATAGAATCCACCTTTACGTCCTCCGCCACTTAATCTATGAGCAATAACATTGTATGCATATTGCTATCTATCTGGTGGTTCATTCTCTAAGAAAGTTCTTAAAGGAGTTCTACTAACAATATGGATATTTTTAGATTTAGCAGATTGCCATTTAATTGAAGCATTAGTAGCAATCTCAATGGTAGCTGTAGTACCATTCTATAGAGTAACCCCAAGATTAAATAATCCATTAGAGATAATATCTACTTTAGCTGTACGACCGGATTGAGCGCCAACCGCGGTTCCAGATTGCTTAGTAGTAGGAATAGTACCTTTATCCCAAGTTAATTTACCACCAGATGATGCAATCAAAGAATCAAATGCCTAATCTGCATTATTTGAAATTTCGAATAGCACATTTTTCATCATTCGCTCTGCTAAAGGTTCACCAATAGCTCTAGAGAAGATATTAGCAATAGTAGAGGCAAAACTTTGAGTAGAAACAGAGCCATTGATAGATAGATTTTTAGCCGCAGTACTCAAATATCCTATAACTTGTGAAGCAATTCCAATCGTATTTAATGATACTAAAGATACCACATCATTATAAGCAGCTTTACCCTCAAACACTTTCTATAAAGCAGAAAAAGCTCTTAACTCACTCTTGTTTGGTGTAGCGTTTACAAGATCTAATGCTTGTTTAATGTAGTCAAAAAACTTAGAAGCATCGTCTACCGGACCGTTAAGTAGCATAGAATTATACTGGCTAGAAATATTTGTGACAGCATCTTCATACGATCCGCCATCTATAACGCTACTATATTTCTCCATGAGTAGGTTGTTCATAGCTGCCGCAATACTATCAAGAGTTTCCTCCATAAGAGGACCTTCGCTTAAAGCTTTAATAATCTATACACTAGATCTCGCAGCCGTAGTATCTTGATTCATCTGCGCTATTAAAGCTTGAGCCTGCGCAGCAGATGCAGCTCCACTGGCTTTCATATCATTAAGAATAAGCTAGGTCTTATATTTATACCAAGCTGCGGCAGGTGCGGCAAGGTGCTATGCAGACTATTGTTTATAGTGAATATAGAAGTGATCGACGTATGCATCAACATCGATCGGCATACTCATGTCACCAAGATTATGCTTCTTTTGATGCATGGATGCGGATTTTGGTATTCTTGCCATATCTCCTTTACCTCCAGATAAAAAGAAAAAGGGAGGACTTAATGTCCTCCCTTAAATTCAGATTAAGTCCTCATCTTCATCCGCTACAAAGCTTAGTCGTTTAGCAGCAGATTGGGTCTGGACTGGTTCTGTATATTTAGACTCCGCGTCATTGGCCTCCAGAGTATTTATTCCCCCGCCTTGCAGGCTTCTCTCTTCTCTTCAGCAGCGGCTACATCATCCATAACGACCTGGATAGCAGCAAGAACTTTCTTGGTAAGATCGAACTTGGTATAGCCAGGGAATGCGTCAACCACGAAGCTGAAAGTAGAAGGATCACCGCTAGATGCCATAGAGAAGGTGAAGTTAGACTGAACTTTACCATTAGGAATTACAAATTCCGCAGGCATATCAAGACCAGTATTCTCATCACGGAACAGAGTGGAAGCTTCAATATAGAAGTTCTGACCCTTAATCTCTGGGGTGATTTCAATTAGCATGGTGTTGGAAACCTTCTTGATGTAATAGTCAACAAGAACAACCTTGCCAACTTCAAGATCCTTATGTCCAGCTGCGCCATCAGCATAGCAGGTAATAGTGGTCTTACCATCGCCATAAACAACTGCGGCAGGAACACAAGGTTCAACATCAACAGTACCAGAATCGCTTAACACCATGCAGAAGATATCAGCATTAGCATGCTTATAATCAGCTGCAGTACCAGTACCAGGAGTACCAGTAGCAACACCATTCCAGCAAGCAATCTCTGGAATTTCAATAGTATTCTTAGCAGTTACCTGAACCTGAGAAGTCATGTGGACATAAACAGGCTTTTCGGCAGTTGCAGTAGCTAGACCAGCACCGGAAAGAATAGCCAAGCTCTCAGGACTAATAAGAGCATCTTCCATATTGAAGGTGAGAGTACGCTCGCCTTCCCATGCGATCAAACGAGTATTACCACGTCCACCAGTTGCATAAACTGTGGTAGAAGCGCCCTCAAGGCTAGAAGTCTTTAGAGAGTCGAAATAAATGACAGGCTCATTCTTATAGAAAGTGCGGCCGCCGAGAGTCATCTTAGACTTAGCACGGAATGCTACGTCGCAAATTTCGCGTACGCCAAATCTCATAGTATATTTCCTCCTTATTTATTGGGATGTAATTCTTTCATCCAAGATTCAACTTGTTTATCGGGCTTCCCGCCCGCAAGTCTAACTTTAAGGTCGGTATCCCATTCAACATAACCCGTATATCTCTCCATCAAATCAAATAGCTGAAACATATTTAATGCTCCACATTCACTTAATGAAATTACTTTAGCTACTGTTAAAACAGAGATATAGCGAGTTAGAACGCTCTCATTACTTGTTCCTTTCTATTCAGCAACTTTGCGGCGATTCCGCATGATTTTATCCGCAATTTTTTTAGCTCTATCGTTCGCCGGATTATAAATAACATTCTCGCCTTGAAATAAGCTATTTACGCATAAAATCTCGCGTATTACGCTCTGAAAAACAGTAAAGTTACTATCATCTATCATTACTGTTTTAGCGGATTCACCAACGATAGTAAGAATAATACTATTCTTGGTAATCATTGCTGTATACTCAGGAAAAAGTAACTTAAGCAGAGTAATCAAAGCAATCTTTTTTTCTTTATCCTACGATTGCTCTAATACTTTCATCAATACTTGAAAATTAGTCAAAGACGCTAAAAGAGTTTCGTCCTATACTAATGACTCTTTCTCTAAACAGATATATTGAACAGCCATAAAAAACTGCTACTCACCCATGTAAGCTATATCTTTAATGGTCGGGACATGGACAGTTAATTGTAATTCAGGAATAGGAATATCAATCCCGGCCATTAAAGCTAGTCTATAATCAGCCATTTACAGGATTTTTCTAGTCCTCATGACCTCTAACAGCTAGATAGGTCAGAGACACTCCCGCAAATTCTTCGTTATATACATAGGGGGTAGCAGATACAAACTCAAGTTCACCGATGCCGGTTAAGTGAGTTTTATCAAGCATGGCATCTATCTCTCCCGCGACCCTATAAGGGCGTAGCTCAAAGTCTCCTAAATCCCAGTTGTCATAGTGACAAATAATATCAATACCAAATGTATTATCTCGATATTCTGGATTCGAAGCGTTTCTAATGACAGTGCCATAAGTCAATCTAATATAGGTTTTTTCTTTACTATCAATCTTAATCTTTGGGACAGATGAAATCTGATGACTAGTAAATAGTTCCTTAATCTGTTCTCCGTTTGGTAAAGGTTGAGATTGCCAGTCTCTTGTTTCATAAACTAATAATCTCAAGAGATTAGGATTTGATAGAATACGGTCGATAATAATCGCCGCGTCTTTAGGCATACCCAATAAACTAGACTTGGGGTACTCATATGAATTATGTTTCATGCGCGATCACCTCAATACAATGATTCAACTACAACGACCTTTTCTCTTACATCATTACCCTTTGTCCATTGTAATGTGAATTGACCACTTGTAGTTTTATTCCAAATCACTGTAGCTGTCTAATTTCCAGTTACCTGTAAACAGGCAGGTACATTTTCAAGTATCTTCCATTCTCCGTCCGCAATATCGACGGAGTAAGTAGCCGCAATTTTCGGCTTTATAAAAGTCTCACCGATAATCTTGCTATCAGGAGTAGGATTAGTAGGTTCAAAAACCAAACCATCCTTCATCTCTTTCTCAAGGTCATCAGTGGTATCATTCCAGTAATTCTCTTCCGCATTGACTTCGATAATATTTTTCATACTAATCGAATCTGGAGCTTCAACTCTCCAGCACTTCCCCGCAAAGATAAATTCTGAATATCTATCAAAAGCATGAAGTGTCTTTTCATTACGCGGCATAAGAATATTCAAACTTAGATTAGGAGTATCAATTCTCTATTGATTCTTTTGAATAGAATTGATTTGTGTCTCTACTGGACCTCGAATGGCCGCATAAGTAGAACACCAATTTCCGTCCTAATCCTTGAAACGAATCTTATATCTACAGCGTCTTATTTCTCCTCTAAAGTAGGCATCTTCAGTAATCTCTTGAGTATAGATCAGCCAATATGTATTTGTTTTCTTCCATTCAAATACATCACCAGGTTCATAACCATGCTCGTAATCAATAGAAACGATCTTGTCGTCGTAATCCTGCTTTACCTTATCTGGATTGATAAGAGCGCGAATCTCTCCATAAACCCCCATGTCCGCATCTACACCGGAGGGTTCAATCTCAAGCACTTCTGTATTTCTCTAAACCATCTCAATCGAAGCAGCTTGATAAGAATATAACAAAGCTCTATGTAAAGTGCGTTGTTTATCCTTAATCATGCGGTCTTCCTGATGAATACCGCCTTGCCACTCGAATCTCTTCCGCATTAATTCTAAATTAATCATTGCGAATCACCTGAGTTAATAGATCGATACATCTAAATACAGTCTTTCTATAAATCATAAAATCATTACAAGCATCTGAGGTTAAGCCCTCTAACTTTGATAATAAAATTAATCCTTCTACTTTATCCTTGTAAATATGCACCAAACCAGAAATTTCTTCTAGCATAGTTTTTAGATGTGTCTCCCAATCTTCTCCATTTTCACGCATAGGAATTAACTTCCATAGTTGATTGATAAGTCTCTTCATATCTTGGTCGATAGTACTCATTGGAAAGTTAATATTATACTTATCCATCGAAGGTACTCGTTTCTCTAAGAGTAGACCAGTTAGACTTAATAGAGCCGTTATTATCAATCATCTTTCTGCGTTTATAGAGGCGTTGCATATGATGCGCCTAACGCTCAGCCTCTTTCTTAAGTTCCATTAATTTAGCGAGATGGTTTGCTTGAGAGGTCATTTTGAAATCGCTACCAGAGTATTTCATTCTCGTCTGTTCAACAGACGCCACTTGACGCTGAAGCCAAGTATTATACATTAGTAGCGCAAGAATGTTAATTTCTTCGGAAGTTAAATGGCAATTAAAAGTCTCACCATTCACGTCATAATCATAGAGTGGAAAACGCGGAAATTCAAATCCTGGGATGGCATCAAGTAAGATATTTAGCAAATCTTTCTTGGTGTCTTCCTCAGTCCACTCCATATACATATCGTCTGTAATCTTACCGAAGAAACGATTGTATATATCTTCAAAGGGTGTAGGATCCCCTTGAATTGGATATTTTTCATCCATGGGGATTACCTCCCTTATTCTTTAGCCTCCACGGGCTTTTTAATTGTAGTGGTAGAAGAACGACGTCCGGTTGCCGCAGGAGTGCTGATAACCTTTTCGCTCTTCTTCTCGTTCTCGTCAGGCTTCATATTTTCGATAGCTTTGCTCACATCAAAACCAAGCTGGGCTTTAATAGCCTCTCTCTTATCGTAGTCATTTAATGGTTTACTAACAGCGTACTGCTTAATAAGATCTTTTGTGCCATTAGGAGCGAAATCAAGAGCATCCTTAAATTCATCAATAGAACAAGATTCCATCCAGCTGGGAATCTGTTCCTCAGTCAGATAATACTCTGGTTCTACATCCTTATTAAGTAAATGACGAAGAATTTCATCATCGTTAATAAAGAGATAATTATAGATAAGCTCTTTTCCGCCGCCCATCATAGACAGAGAATCTAACTCATCAACCTTGATATGCTTAGTTTCATGAGGAGCGAACTCTCTGCGGACGCCCAATTCGGGGATATTATAAATAACAAAGCCTGCGCTCTTGTTAGTGACATTACACTGGTCTTTCATAATTAAAAACTCCTTTTTCTCAAATAATGAATTAAAGGGGATAGGGATATATCCCTATCCCCTCGAATAGTTTATTGAATTACGTCAAGCTTGCCCTGAAGCTGAGTATCAACGTAAGAGAAGATGTTGTTAGTCATCATAACACCAACGCCAACCTTGCGGTAGACCTGGATGTCACGAGACCAGTCATCATTATCATTACGCTCACGAACGTGAGTGGTACCCTCGAAAGCAACCTTAACAGGCTTCTCGCCAGCGCCAGAAGGAATAACCCAAGCATAGCCAGGATCGATTACCTTACGGCTGTTGGTTTCATCCTCAAGAGTCTGAGGAAGAATTACAACACGAACACCCTTATAGTTAGCAAGATAACCGGTGTTCCAACGCTCGTTACGAATTTCATCAGAGATCCAGCCCTCAGCAGGAACAATCTTTACTGCGAACTCACGAGTGCAGTAAATAGTAGGAGTGCCATAAGCACTTGCGGTAGTAACAAGACGGTCAAGACCAGTTTCATCGAAACCAGCAGCGCTTACACGGTTAGCAGAGGGAAGCTGATCAACTGCGCCCATAAGAGCCTGAGCGATCTCACGATAAATGAGTTCGTCCATGCCATCCATAATGATCTGAGTGAGTTCAGCGAAGTTCACACGACCGTCAAGGAACTCTTCGAAGCCGATCTGAGCGGCTCCGCCGATAGCACTGGTACCAACTTCGAAACTCTCAGAACCGAGCTTGAAGGTCTCGTATACGCCGGCAAGACCGACA